GGCCGCGCCCAGCAGCGGCGCGACCACCGCCGTCAGATCGGCGACGAACTGCCCCCGGGCCGCCGTCTGCGCGTCCCAGTCGCGCCGCGCCCATTCCAGCAGCAGGTCGTCGACCACGGCGTTGATGTTCGATGCGATCTGCGCATCCGTGACCACCGGCAGCGCGCCGTGCGGGTCGATCCATTCTTCAACCAGGGTCACCGACGGGGCCGCCCGGTCGATGACGTAGCCGGTGATCCGCTTGCCCGGCGCGGGCTCGGGGATCTCGACGATGCCCCAGTCCTGCCCGGGCCGGTCCGCGGCCCAGAATTTCGCCGGCACGGCCTTTTCGATCCGCGGCGTCACGTCGCGGCGGACGACCCAGCCGGCATGGCCCTCCAGCAGGACGCCCGGCGGGACCATCGGGCGGTCCGGGTGCTGGCTGTCGCCGGCATGGCGCCATGCGCCCTCCGGCGCGATCGCTGCGCGCATGGTCTCTCTCCTAGGTAAGGGCGGGTTTCAGGAAGGTCTTGAACATGTCCAGCGTGGCGTCGATCCGGTATTCCGCGATGCCCCAGCTCTGCCGGTCCCAGTTCTGGCTGCCGCTGCCCCAGTTGTTCGCGACGGACAGATAGCCGCCGATGTCCTTCTTCTCGATGTCGAGATAGCCGCGCTCCATCCGCGCCATCAGCGCCGCCATGCCGCTGGTGGTGCGGGTCAGGTAGCCGGTGGCGGCCAGCACGCTGAGATAGACCAGCTCCACCCGGCTCGCGCCGACGGCGTAGCTCATCGACGAGCGGTCGTTTGACTGGCTGCCGCTGCCGCCGGTGCCCAGTTCCTTGGCAAGCCCGGACAGACCCTTGTTCGGCAGGCTCGACGCGCCGGAAACCATCAGGCCCCGCCGCTCGCTCTTGCCGTTCTTCGTGTAGATCCGGCCCGCGCCGCCGTTGAGGCCGGACTCGATGGTCTTGCCCCACTGGTTGTCGGATTCCAGCTTCACGATGTCGAAGATCCGGTCGATCTGCAGCTTGCTGTAGGTGAAGTTGTTCACCGCCTGGTGCAGCTGCGAGACGGTCGGCGCATTGCCCCCGCTGCCGACGCCAGCCAGCGATTTGTAGGCATTGGTCAGCCCCAGCGTGTTGAGGCGGGATTTCAGGCTGTTCGTCGCGTTGTGATTGTAATTGTTCAGCAGCGACTTGACCGCCGCGGCCCCGCCGAAATACGGGATGCAGGCGAGGATCGTCCCCACCATCGCCAGCCGGAAGTTCGGGGCCCAGTTGGTCTCGTAGTACGAATACCCGCGCAGGTCCCAGTTCCGCTCGCCCGCCGCGTTGTGGTAATTCTTGTCCGAGCACGCCCAGGCGCCGGCGATCAGCGCGGCCTCCATCAGTGCGTCCATCTTCGCCTTGCGATTGCTGGAATTCATCCAGGCGCTGTCCCAGAGCGCGGGGATGTTCTTCACCAGGCTGTAGAGGCCGACGATGGGGATGTCGTGCTGCGCCGAATAGCCGGAGATGCAGATGATGCATTTCGAACCCACCAGCGATTCGTCGATCTGCGCCCGAACCCGGTCGTCAACCGCCGTGTTGCGCCCGTAGGCGGCGCGCAGCCCCAGCATCGTCGCGAGCGGGCCGTAGTTCACCGGCGAGCGCGCCATGCCGTAGCCGCCGGTGTCCGTGAGCTTGTAGAGCGGCTCCGCCAGCGCCGTGGTGACGCAGGAGCCGCCGATCAGCGGGATCTGCGTGTCCTGGTCCGGCGGCTCGATGTTGAGACCCTGGATCACGTGCTGCCGGATCTTCGCCGCGCTGTGCGCGCGCTGGAACGCCCCGTCCGCGGTGCGCTTCCAGAACATCATGGAATAGATGCGCGAGCCGATCGGCACGGTCGCATTCGTGGTGTAGGGCGTGCCCGGCGTCATGGCGATCGACCATTCCGGCACGCCCAGCGGCTCCAGCGTCGGAGACCAGCGCAGGGTATAGCCCGCCGGCACGGTGAAGCCCGCATCGACCAGAACCTTCATCCGGCCCGCCGGTGCGATGTCCCGCTCTTCCGCATCGGCCCAGACCGCATCGGCGATGTCCGGCGGAAACCCCCCGCCGTCGCCCGTGCCGGTGATCGTTACGGCGAAGGACGCCTCGGCATATCCGCCGAAGGTCGTCGCCCGCACCGTCACCGTGTCGGCGGTGCGCGTCGTCGCGGTGGTGACGGTGACCACGCCCGTCGTCGCATTGATGCTCGCCCCGGTCCCGGCGGTGAGCGTGAACGTCGCCCCCGCCTTGTTGTTGTCCGGGTCGTCCGCGTAGAAGGCCAGCGAGGCGTCCAGAACGATCGACGCCGCCCCCTGCACGGCCGTCTGGTCCGGGATCGTGCTGGACGCCACCGGCTGCGGATAGGTCCCCTTCAGGATGTAGCTCACGCCCGGGGCGGCCTCCTCGAAGGCCCCGTCGGCGATGCGGCGCAGCTTGACGTAATCGTACATCCGCTTGCCGAGATCGTGCGGCGTCGTCGTCTGCACCAGCACCCCGGGCGTCATCACCGCATAGAAGCGATTGTCGCCGCCGTTGGTCGGGCCGGATTGCCAGACGATCTGAAAGCCGGAAGGGACGGCCACGCCCGCGTCCAGCATCGATTCCCGGTTGCCGGCGGGCGCGGCGTCACGGATCTCGCGCGACCACCAGAGACCGGTGAGATCGAGCGCGGGGAAATCCGGAATTGTCACGAAGGGCGTCACCGTCACGTTGAACGTGATCGTGACCGATCCGCCGGAATTGGTCGCGGTGATGCCGCAGGCCGCCGCGGTGCGCACCGTCACCGTGCCGACGGTCACGGTGCCCGCCTCGCTGTCCAGGACGACCTCGGTCCCCGACACGGAAAAGGCGGTGCCCTCCAGCGTGTCCGCGCCCTGGTCGTCCACCGTCAGGAACAGCCCGGACAGGGACAGCACCAGCGGCGCCGCGCCCTCGACGAGCGTCTGGTCTTCGACCGCCGTCTCGATCTCCGGCGCCACATAGGTGATCGTCTGCGCCGCGGTCACCGACTGGACCGAGGCGACGCCGTTGTCCGCCGTCACCCGCCCCACCAGGTCCAGCCCGTCGTCGGCCGCGACCGGCACATAGGCGAAATTCGTCGACACCAGCAGCCCGTCCACCAGCCATTCGTAGGCCGGCGCGTGCAGATCCATGTTGGTGATCACACCGGGGTTCATCGTGATCGCCTGGCCGATCTTCGGCGCGCCGACCATCGTCGCGGGCGTGGTGAACACGGGCGGGTCGACCGGCGGCGTCCCGGGCGTCTTGACGATGTAGCGCTGGCGCGACGGGACGCCCTCGATGACCTCGTGAACCCGCCACTTGATGCTGGCCGGCGTGCCCGCGATGTCGAAATCCGCGGCGAGGCTGAAAATGGTGGTTCCGGGGATCGCCGGGATCACCAGCCGCCGGCCGTTGGCATAGAGCCAGAATTCCAGCCCGCCCGCCCGGACGGTGTTGACCACGGCATATCCGTTGCCGGCGCTGTCCCAGAAGACGTCGAAGGCCCCGAGATCGGGCTTGTCGGCCCGGTCCAGACCCCTGACGACCTCGAGGAAACCGAAGGGTCCGAGAATGTGAAGGATCGCCATCAGGTTCTCCGCACGAAGATGGTTGATCCGGCAAAGGACGTCACCGGGCTCGTGGTCGTGAATGCCGTGGCCCCCGTCGCCTCGCCGGCGGCGGCCAGAACCTTGTCCGCGATCAGGAAATTGCCGCCGATGGTCGTCCCGATGCTGGCGGGGATGAAGCCGTCGACCCGGATATTCCACCCGCCGCCGACCGCGCCGTTGAATTCGCCGTAGGTCTTGATCGTGGTGATCGACAGCCCGAGATCGCGGGCGCGGCCGTCCGTGCGGTTCTGCGTGGTGAAGCTCGTCCCGCTCGCATCGGCCGACTTGATGAAATTCGTGGCATCGCCCGGCGTCGCGTGCACCGCGTGGAACGCGATGTCGTCGACGTCGAAGATCACCCCGGCCGCCATGCCGTAGTTGCCGACTTCGACGGTCAGGCCGGACGATACCATGCCCGCGCTGATCGGAAGCGACGCGATGCGCGTCATCACCTGGAAGACGTCGGCGGTCGGCCCCGCGCTCTCGACATGGATCGTCTCGCCGATGCCCGGCGCCGCCGCCTGAACGCCGGCATTCGAGCCGGTGTTGTTCCAGCGCGCCTGCAGGAGCAGCAGCATCTTGCCCTCGACGCCACCCGACGGCATGGCCAGCGTGACGTTGCCGACGCCGGCCGTGGTCTTGTGGACGTAGCTCGCCGCGAGGAACGCCGCCGCCGGCTTCGTGGCGCCGCGAAACCCCCGCACGTCGCAAAGCTGGCGCATCAGACCGCCCAGCTGCGCGAGAGCGCGATTTCCAGCCGCGTCGTCGAGACCACCTCGAATTCGAAGAGCGCGGAGGTATCCGCCGCCAGATCCGGCGCGGTCCCACCGCTTTCCTCGTCGAAGACGAATTGCGACCCGGCCCAGCTCACCACCGGCGTCGCGCCGCTGCAATTGACCCGGATCGAGCCGATCAGCCCGACCGCCGTTTCCGGAACCGCAGTGAAGTTCACGATGTCCAGATCGCCGTCCGCGTCGACGGAAAAATGCAGGTTGTAGGTCAGATCGCCATGCGCGGTATCCGTGCCGCCCACGTCGACCACGGTCATCGGCACGCGACTGTGCAGGTCGAGAAACGTCTCCGCCGTCGGGATTTCCCCGTCCGCGCCGGCGATCATCTGCTCCACCGTGGCGGCCACCAGGGGCACCACCGCCGAGCCGGTGACGCCGGTTTCCGTCGCCTGCAGGAAATCGCCCGGCGTCACCCCGGGCAGCGCCGCGAGATAGCCGCCGAAGGTCGCGATGAAGGCGTCGAAGATCGACCCGCCATCGGCCAGCGCATCGTCCCAGGCCTGCCGGTGCAGGTCCATCGCCTCCTTGTCGATCCAGCGATAGCCGAGCCCGGTGACGCGCTTGCCATCCGTGCCGCTGTAGACGGGGATTTCCTGATCAATCGTGGTGACCATGTTCAGACTCCGATCAACCGCAAGCCGTCATGGCTCGTCACGTATTCGCTTTCGACGGTTTCGATCTGGTACGGACCGCTCCGCGCCCGGACGACCTCATCGTCGCCGTTGCGCAGCGTCTCGCCTTCCGCGTTGAGCAGTGGCAGCCAGGCGTCGGATTTCTCCCACACGACGGCCCCGTAATGGACCTGAACCACGTCCACCGAGCCGAAATTCAGCGCGGCGAGACGCGGGAAATCCATCTGCACGCTGCCGTCCGGATTGACCGCGACGCTCACGCCGGAACCATGTAGATCGTGCCGGCGACCGGCGTTCCGGGGATGGCCTCGACGACCTGGACCGGCATCTGGATCAACGCGCCCGCGCCCCAGACCCCGCCCGCCTTCGGCCCGTAGATCATGGCCGCGGTGACGTCGATGTAGGTCTCGCCGTCCGACCCGGTTCCGCCGTCGGGCGGGCCTTCGCCGTAGAGCACGCCGGACCCGCCGCCGCCGCCGGTCCCCGGCATGGCGGTGGTCACCACCACCCCCGCGCCTTCGCGCCATGCAAGCGTGCCGTCGCCGGAGGCGGGCGCCACCGGCGTCTGTTCAGAAAGCGCCATGGGATTTACTCCGGCTGGTATTCCTCGGCCGTGGCGGTCTCGCCCGGTCCTTCCTGCAACGTGATGTCCGCCGCCGGGCAATGGCCGTATCGGACCACCTCGCCGGCCTCGTCGCGCACCACGTAGGAAACGATCGCGATCATCGCGCGGTCGATCTCGTTTTCGTCAATTTCGTTTTCCATGATCACCTCATGTTCATGTCGACGGAAATCATCCGCTTACGGATCGCGGGCGAGGTCGTGTAGCCGGACCCGTAATCCTGCGCCGTGGCGACGAGGCGATAGACATAGGTCCCCGCCGTCGCGTTCGAATCCGCATGGGTGTAGACCACCGGAATGGCGTTGCCGTCGCGCGGGTCGTTATAGGCGAGATCGGCCAGCGTTTCCTTCGTCGCCCAGGCCCCGCCGTTGAGGCTCGATTGCAATTCCAGGGTGTAGCCGCCGATCCCGCCGAACCACGATTGCCGCACGCTGAAATGCACCCGCCGGGTCGTGTCCGCCGGCGAGACGACGCTCAGCGACTGCACGCTCAGCGCCGAGGTGGACAGCGTCACCGTGCCGTCGGTGACCGCCGTCGAATTGGTGGTGATCTCCCGCCCGCCGACCTTCAGCCGCGTCACCGCCAGGTCGTCGATCTTCGCATTCTTGATCGCCGCATCGACGATGTTCGCTTCCTTGATATAGGCGACGTTCACCGTGGCGAGATCGACGATCAGCTTCGAGATGAAGCCGCTCTCGATATAGGTCTCGCCGCCCAGCAGGATGTGCTTGGCCTTCAGCCGGATGATCGAGGTGACGACGTCGCCCTCGTTGATCGAGATCAGGTCCAGCGACGCCGGATCTCCGGCGTCCGCCTTCAGCCCGATCACCGCCTGCAACCGGCCGACAATCGTCGGATCGACCCGGCGGACCTCCAGATCGGTGAAGAACGCGACCCCCGCGCCGCCCGCGCCGCGCCGGAAGCCGATGGTGCAATAGGCCGTGTTCGCCGGCGGAAAGACCTCCGGGTCCCAGAACGTCGGCCAGGGGTTCGAAGCGTCGCCGGTGTTCACCAACCCCTCGGCCGCCGTGGTCAGCAGCGTCCCGGCCGCGTCGTAGAACCGCAGGAACACCCGGATCGTCGCGTCGCGCGACCCGCCCGCCACCGAATAGCGGAACCGCACCGACAGGACATCGCCCTCGGCGCAGGGGAATTGCGTCCCGCTCGCCCCGCCGCCGACCACGTTGGCCTGCCACAACGCGCCCGCGTCGAGCGGCATCCGCACCGCGAATTGCGAGGGGCACCAGGCCAGCGGCGATACCGCGCCACCCGCCAGCCGGCCGGCCAGTCCCGCCAGAAATCCGGCGCCACGCCGGGCCCACGTTCGCCGTCCAGGAACGCGCCGTTGCGCACCAGGTTCGCCCCGTCGCGCCCGGCCTCCACGGTGATCAGCCGTTGCGACAGGGCGCCCGTCGCCGTCGCCAGCGCCACCGCCTGGTCCGTGATCGCCGCGGTATTGCCGCCGACCGTGGCGGTCAGCGCCGTGATGTCCGCCGCAAGCGCCGTCTCGACGCCTTCGATCTCCAGCTGCAGCGTTTCGACTTCCGCCTCGACTTCGAGGCGCAGGGCGATCGCGTCGATCTCCGAGGCATTGGCCGCGCGCATGTCGAAGGAATGCACGATGACCCGCAGCGCCGCGTTGATGCCGGCGTAGAATTCCAGCCGGACCTCCGAGGCCGTTCCGGCGGGCTTTGTCTGGATGAACTGGATCAGCTGGCGGACCGTCACCGTCGGCCGGAACCCCAGCTTGTCGAGATCGCCGTTCGCGGTCGCGTGCATCGGGAACGCGCCGGTGACATAGGTCCCGCCGATGTTCCACCGCGCCCGCGCCCGGCCCGCAGCGAGCGAGCCGGAGACGTATTCCAGCATCAGCGAGACGACGACATAGTCCGTCTCGAGACTCGCCAGCGTGTTCATCTGGCCCGCGAGATAGCCCGCGCGCAGATAGGCCCCCGTCACGCTCGATGCGGAATTGACCTCCGCCGCGTGGTTGTCGAAGAACCCCGTGGCGTTGAAGGTGATCTCCGCCGGGTAATTGCCCTCCACCCAGTCGTCGGTCGCGTCGCCGGTCCAGTTGGCGAAGCCGGGGTCCTTGACCCAGCCGCCGGCCATCAGCCGCCCGACCGTGCCCGTGGCATCCGCCGCGGCGATGGCCAGCGTCATCGCCTCGTCGGCCAGGATGCTCGCGGCCTCCGCCGAGGCTTTGGCGGTGTTGATCTTGTCCGTGATCACCGCTGCGAGATCGTCCTCCTCGATCCGCAGGTCAAAGGTGGTCACGTCCAGCCAGGCCGACCACGGGCCGTCCTTGCCCGGCCGGCGGTAGCGCATCCGCACCTGATAGGCCGTCGCCGGCAGGATCCCTGCGGAGACGATCATCGTGCCCCGCGCCACGTCGGCCTGGACCGATTCCGCGATCGTCTCGCCCGGGTACTGATAGAGCGGCTGGCCCGGATATTCCTCCAGAACCGACAGGGACAGGTCGTCGTCGCTGAAATCCGCGCCGCCGGCCAGCGGCTCGTGATCGGGCTGCGCCGCGACCCGGATCACGTAGCGCACGCCGTTGACTTCCGAGACGTCCGGGTCCCAGTTCATCCGGATCGCCGGCCGCTTCTGACTGCCGTCCGCGGCGATCACATAGGCAGGCTCGACGGAAAACGGCGTCGGCAGCGGCAGCACCGGCAAGCGCCCGGTGTAGCCGACCGATGTGGGCAGCAGGTCGCCCTCGCCGAAGTCGTAATCGTTCGGATCGACCTCGCGCAGCGCCAGCGCCACGCAGCCGCTCGCCTGGTCCTCCTCCACCAGATCGACGAAGAACCGCTTATCCGCATAGCCGTTGCGGTCGCTTGTCCATTCCACCGCGTCCAGCGGCCCGACCCGGCAATCGGGCGGCAGCATCAGCGTATGGCGCCGCATCCGCCGGTGATCGGCCAGCGCCGCCTTGTCGAGCCGCTGGACCTGCGCCCGCGCCCAGACGCAGGGGTATTGCACCGAGGCGATGTTCTCCTGCCCGCCGTCCGCCGCCAGATATGCCGCCGACCGGCGCTCCGGCCCGGCCCGCGGTTGCCAGCCGTCCTCCGGCTCCGGGTATGTCGAGACGATGCCGTTATAGGTCTCGTCGAGACCGGGGAACGGGTCGAATTCGTCCGGCTCGCTCACGATCACGTCGTCGTCGGTGAAAGCGTAGACCGCCGCCGGCGGCGGGCCGACCGCGATCAGCCATTGCCCCGCGACTTCCGCGATCCGGCCCTGACAGGATGTCAGCAGCTCGCCGATGGCGTCCGCCGCGGTGTAATCGTCGGCCAGCGGGATCTCGATGCCCGCGCGATAGGCGGGCTCCGCGCCGCTCTCGCCGGCCGCGTCCGCATCGCAGGCGTTCATCGCCGCCGCCCATGTGGCGAGCGGCAACTGGAACTGCCCGACCCCGCCGCCGAACAGCACCTCGTCCGTGACCGGATCGCGCAGGCCCAGCAGGATGTTGTAGATCATCACCACCGGGTTGTCGGTGCGCGCCCATGTGCCCTGATCGTCGAACCGGTGCGGCCCCGAGCCGCCGGCGGTCGTGTCGAGCCGCGGGTCGTAGAGCGCCGCCCCGTCGACCTCGAAGACGCATTCCGGCTTGCCGCGATGAATCTCCGGATTGGTCCGCGCCGTGACGATGGCATAGGGAATGCCCCGGCCGATCATCTCCGCAATCCACGGCCGCGGGCCGCCCGGGAACATCGCCAGCAGCCCCGCGTCGGCCGTCGTCTGCGTCCCGTCGTGATACCTGATCCAGAGGTAGTAATTATCCTTCTTCGTCGACTTGTACTCGACGACCTGCGGCCCGTAGAGCGGATCGGAAATCCCGCTCAACCGCACCCATTCGCCGTTGACCATCACCCGCCGCAGCGCCGCGGGGAAATCGGCGATCTCCAGCACTTCCGTCAGGAAGGAATTCGGCGCATCGCCGGTCTTGCCCTGGCTGCCGATATAGACCCGGTGCCCGCGCGTGGCGAAACGCCCCAGGATGATCGTGGCGGGCACGTCCTCTCCGACCGTCTCGGAAACCCGGATGCCGGTGGCGAGCCGCTGCGCCGGGCGTTTCTGCAACGCCTGCCCCAGCGCCGACAGCCCCGCGCCGAGCGCGATCTGCGTGAAGGCCTTGAACGCGAGCGCGCCGAGGGTCGTGGCGGTGATCGCGGAAACGCCGGCGGTGACCGCCGTGACCAGCGGCGCGATCAGGGCTCCGACGGGAGGCATCTCAGACCCTCAGCGCCAGCGCGGCATCGGTGAGCGGCAGCTGCGCCAGCCCCTCGCGCCGCAGAACGAAGATCATCGGCCCGCCGACCACGCCCAGCGCCCCGCCCGCGTCGGTTTCGACCACCGCCAGATCGCCGACCTGCGCCCGGATCGCGGGGATCGACGGCCAGAGCGCCTTCGCCATGTCGACGTGATCGAGGAAGCCCGCTTTCTGCACCGCGCTCAACCCCGCTCTCATCGTCCGGTATTTGCCGCGCAGCCCGGCCGCCGGGTCGTCGCCTGTCATCGCCGCGACCGCCCCGGCCGCGAAGAGCGCGCAATCATGCTCGCCATAGCGGAACGGCCGCCCCCGCACCGCCGCGAGATAGTCCGCGAGACGCCCGCGCCAGCCAACGGGCCTCATTTCGACGACTCCAGGCCCCAGGGCACGTCCCACTGGCCCGCCGTGGCCGTATAGCGGCGGAACTTGTCGCCGGACCGCAGCCCCTGCGCCGCATGGCTCTTGCGCCGCGGGCGGGGGATGGTCAGCAGCCGCGCGGCGGAAACGCATTCGAGCGACAACACGGCATCCCCGCCCGGGGCGGGCCGCGGGATCGGCGCGCCGTTCACGAAGCCCATCCACAACGGCTCGACGCCGACCGGGACGCCGCTGTCCGGCTCGTAGGATCGTTTCTGGATCTGGACCTTCGCGCCGCGCGGCTCGTAGACCCGCAAGGCCGTGATCACCGCTGGCGAGACCGACGACAGCGTGACCGTGACGGGGCGCACCTCCATCCCGGCGTGCCAGCGGATCGCGTCGACCCCCAGCATCTCGCCGGCGCCGTAATAGGTCCGCGTGACCGATGCCCCGGTCCACATGTCCGTGTGCGAAATGTCTTCGGCATCCTCGCCGGTCCAGAGACCCAGCGCCGCCGGCAGGCCGGTGTCGCGTTCCCTGCCCTCGATCCAGAACATCAGCCGCGTCATCAGCCCCGAGCGACGCGCGCGGATGTTCTGCGCCGCCGTGTCGACCGCTCGAACCATCAGAACGTCTCCAGCGCGCGGAACGTGATGCCGTTCGCTACCGCCGGCTCGTCGCTGCCGGGATCGAAATCGACCAGCCGCATCTTCGCCACGGGCTTCTTCAGCCGCACCGCGTTGCCGGCCGCCATCCCCGCCTTCGGCGCGGGCGTGACCTCGAAGAACCCGGTGACCCCGGACCCGTTCGCGGTGATGTCCTCATCGACCTCGAAGAGCGCCGTGCGCTCGGGCGACGCCCCGTAGGTCACCGACAGCATGTCGCCCCATTTCAGGGCATAGGACGCCGGCAACCCGGTCAGCGTGATCTGCCGCCCGGAAATCGCGCCGATGGTCACCGTCGACGCGCCGAGGATCGTCCCGCCCGGATCCATGCGCGGAAACGGCGCGGCCGGGTTGTGCAAATAGAAGGCGTTGTGCGGCCCGATCCGTCGCAGCATGGCGCGGACCTTGCGCGCGTCGTCGCCGGCCGATGCCGCCAGCGCGATCTCGGCGGCCCATTTCGGCGCGGCGATCGCGCTCGTCACCAGCGCGCCCGAGGCGATGCCCGATGTGATCACGTATTCCTCGAGCCGCCACGCGACGCTGCGCACGCGCAGGGTTTCCGCGAAGACCGTCGAGGCGATGGGAAAGGTGATCGCCATGGCTCAGCCCCGCTTCCACGGATCGCGGCCGATGCCGGCCAGCCGGTCCGGCAACCCGCGGTCGTATTGCGCCAGATGCCCCTGCACGATCCGCACCGACTGGCCCTGCGCCTGCTCGACGATGCGCGCCTGCAGGTCCGGCGAGAGCGTGACCTCCACCCGCGCCATGCCGCCGCCGAAATCTCCGTTCGGCGTGACGCGGCTTCCGCGCGGCAGGTTGACCAGCTCCGGGCCGCGTTCGCCCACCAGCGCCAGCCCGCCGGGCGCGAAATTCGTGCCGTTGGCGAAGCCGGGGATCTTCAGACCGCCGAGAAACCCGGTAATCCCGCTCTGCAGCAGTTGTCCGCCGATCTGGCGCAGAAGCCCGGACATCGCGTCGCGGAAATCCGTGGCCCCTGTCAGCACGCCCGCGAAGGTATTGGCGATCTCGTCCGCGAACCCGCCGAGCTCGCCCGTCACGTCCTTCATGCCGGCCGTGAGACCCTGCGAAAGGCCCTCCATCACATAGCCGCCGATCTCCGCGAACACCTTCGACGGCGAGGAAATCCCCAGCCGCTCGCGCACCCATTCCGGCAGCATGTCGGAGAAGCCTTTGATCTTCTCCTTGATCCAGGCGATCTTTTCCTCGATGCCGCGCCAGATGCCGTCGATGATGTCCCGGCCGATCTGCAGGAACTGGTCAGGCAGCGCCTGGAACGTCGCCGTGACGTCGCTGGCGAATTGCGCAATCCCGTCGCCGGCGTCCCGGACGAAGCCGACGACGGCCGCGCCGGCCTTCACCACGTTGATCGCGAATTCGATCATCTGCGCGACGACCTCCGCCACGGCCGGGCCGTTCTCGACCAGCCAGTCGGTGAACTGCACCAGGTAGGGCAGCAGCCGCTCGGACAGATCGGCCGAGATCGCCCCGAAGGCCCCGCCGAGCCGCGTGAGGTTGTCGTTGAACGCCTCCGCGTTCTTGCCCATCTCCGTCGAGATGACCTGGCCGAAGGTATCGGCCTCCGCCATCAGGCTGCCCAGCGCCTCCGCGCCGCCGTTCAGCATCGGGATCATGTCCTTGCCCGATCGACCCATCAGGTCCATCGCCAGCGCGGTCTTTTCCGCGCCGTCCGGCATCGCCGCGAACCGCTCGGAGATGTCTTTCATCACGTCGCTGGACGCGCGCAGGTTGCCCTCGGAATCCGTGACGCTGATCCCCAGCGCCTCGAAGGCCGCCGCGCCCTCGCCGACCCCGACCCTGGCGTCGGCCATGTTCTTCGACAGCTTGCCGACGGCCGTCTGCAACCCCTCGAAGCTGACCCCGCTCAGATCGGCGGCGTATTTCAGCCGGGACAGTTCCTCGGTCGGAATGCCGATCTTCTGCGCCGCCTTCGACATGTCGTCGGCGGCGTTGATCGTCGTCCGCATCGACGCGGCAAGCGCCACGCCGCCGGCAGCCGCGGCTGCGGCGACCGCCAGCGCGCCGGTCTTGGCGAGGGCACCGAACTTGGCGAGCCCGCTCCGGGACTTCTTCAGGCCCTCCTGGAACGCCGCCGTGTCGAGGCCCAGATTGACCCGCAGCGCGCCGATCACCGATGCCGCCATTTACTGGATCCTCTTCGTGGCAACCTTCCACATGGCGATGGTCGCGCGGATGTCCGCGGCGCTCTGCCCGGTGGACGGCATCAGGTCAGCGAGATCGGGGAACCGCTTCGTGCGCGGCAGGGCGGCGACATGCCAGGCGAGCCAGGCCCGGCCGCGCTGCTCCAGCGCCAGCCGGTCGCGCGCGCCGGCCATGTGGATGGCGTACTCTCGCGGCGTGAGTTGCCAGAATGCAGCGGGCGAGAAGCCAGCGGAAACGTACTGCCGCAACAGGTCGGACCACTTCAGCCTTTCGCCCGCGCCGCTTTTCCCGGCTTGCCCTTGGCCGCCTCCGGTGATGCATTGGCCAAATCGGGCATTGTCCGCAAAAGCAGTTTCCCCAACATGTCCATAGACGACTGCAACCCGATGGCGTCGAGCGCATCGCCAGCGTCCTCCGCAGTCGTTTCAGGCTGGTGACGCTTCATGGCCACCAACATGATCATCCGCATCAGTCGCAGCGACGGCTTGTCGAAATCAACCTTCAAGCCGGCGTCGCTCGCCATGTCCTCCAGCGCGCAGAGAGCATTGAAATCCAACACCAGGGTGATATCCTTGGCGCCGGCCTTGACCGCGACCTCGCCCCTCTCGGCATTGGCCATCATGCGACGGCGTAGGTGCCGGTCAGCTTGAAGGTCAGCGTCGCGGACAACCTGTCGTCATGGGTGATCTCGCCTGGCTGATAGCCGGTCATGATCGCCGCGAAAGTCCAGGTATCGGAATTGTTGTAGGTGATGCGGTAGTTGCCCACCTCGCCGGTGTTGCGGATCGCCTGCAGCACCGTGTCGTCGGCCCCGCCGGGGATGAAGTTGATCACCACCTGGCACTCGCCGGGGTCCGAGAAACCGGCGCGGAATTCCTTGGTCCGGTCCGGGCTCGACAGATGCGTGACCTCGTAGATGTCGAGCGCGTCCGAGGGCGGCGTGATGCTCATCACCTCCGCCAGCGCGGTGAAAACCTCCGGCGTCTCGCCGTCGCCGATGGCGAACGTCGTCTGGTATCCGTCGATTGCCGACGATGCAGCCATGATCAGGCCTCCTTGTGGTGCAGGATGAAGTCGAGCGATATGCGAACCGGCCGCTCGTCCCCGGTAATTTCGGGCGCGGTCAGGTCGCGCGCGCTTTCAAGAAAGATGCCGCCGAAGGCCGTGCCGCCGACCGTCCCGCGATACCCGTTCAACCGCGCCGTCACCGCCCGCTCCAGCGCCGCGGCGCCGGCGAGGCTCAGCGCGTAGCAATCCGCCTGCACGCGCGTCGCGATCAGGTCCGTGACCCCGGCGACGCCGGCATAGGGCGCGCCGCTCACCCGCGTCAGCACGACGGCCGGGTATCCCGACCCCTGCGCCCGCTCACCCCAGACGACGCGCGCACCCGCCAGCCCGGCGATGGCCGCATCGGCCAGCAGGAACGTCCGCAAGTCTTCCTGCATCGGATCAGCCTTTCGCCGCCAGCTTCGCCGCGCGCTTCGCCTTGCGCGCCGCCGCCTTCGATATTTCCACCCAGAGATCGCGGCCGACCTCGCCCGGCATCACGCCCTTTTCGGCGTCCCATGCCGGGCGCATGAATGGCTCAGCCGGTCCGCGGCCCGTGTACCTGCCGGATTTCTTCTGAAACCGCTCGCCGGTCCCGAACTCGATCAGATGCGCGTGTGGGGCTGTCGCCTCCGCCGTCATCTCGGTGTAGAACCGCCCGGCCTTCGCGGTGTTGCGGGTGACCCGCCGCGCCGCCTTGGTCTTGCTCGTCGTGACCACGATGCTTTCGGCGAGCCCGCCGCTCCGCTTCGAATTCGCCTCCACCGTCGCTTTCGCCCGGTCCGCGACCGGCTGCAACGCGCGCTTGACCACCCGCCTGGCAACCGCCTTGCCGAGGCTCTTGCCCAGATCGCGCAGCGCGGCCTCGGTCTCGCGCAGGCCCTCGACGGAAACGGTCGTGGTCACCATCACTCCGCCCTCGCCGATGCCGTGATCTCCTGGCCGACACGCCGGCCGATTTCCTTCACGCCGACAATATTGTAGGTCCGTCCATCGTAGGTGACCCGGTCCTCGACCACGACACCGAGACCCCAGCGGATGCGGAAACGCGTCGTGACGTCCGCCGCCACCTCCGCCGCACGCCACCGCTCGCCATCGCTGATCGGCGTCACCTCGGCCCAGACCTCGCCCAGCGTCGACCAGGTCGGAACCTCGCCACCGAAATCGTCCACCGTCACGCTCGCGCGCTCCACGGTGATCCGGCGATCCAGAGCCCCGGCCGCCAGCATCACGGTCACGTCGTCGCCGCCTGAGCGGTGGCGTTCGAATCTGTACTCTGCTTGACGAGCACCTTCGAGATCGGCGCGGCGTAGCCAGCCGTGCCGTTCTGCTGGCAACCGATGTAAAGTTCTTCCATCGGCGCGTCTGCCATCAGGTTGTCATTGAAGGTCTTTAACAATGACCCTCCCTTGAACCACTTTATTGAGCTGGAGGAGGTAGTTAATCCGAATTTGCTCGTCGCGCCTGTCGCGATGGTCGTGAATGTGCCGGAAGTTATGTTGCTATAACCTTGCTTTGCGCTACCGTTGATATTGAACGGCGATGAGCCGTCGTAGCCGTCCCGCGCGATCTCAACGCCGTTCGCATTGCCCGATCCGGCATCGTGCAGGAAGCAGACCGTGTGGTAGACCCCGGATACATGCGCGGGTGTCCCGACTGTCAGATAGATGCTCCAATCTGAACTGCTGGGCAGAACGACCTTCAGACCCTCTCCGCTGACCGGCGTGTACGCGGACCCGGAGAACGATGCGATGGGGTCCGACAGATACCCGACCTCTGCCCAGCCAAGGAATGTCGCCACACTGTCCGTGATCTTTTCCCCGACCTTGAAGAAGCTCTCAGCCGGCGAGATCGCGACGACATAACCCGGATACAGGTCGGTTACCGGCTCGGTAATCGTCAGTGTGTAGGCGAGCGTGTCCGTCAGCCCGCGTGCATCGGTGGCAGTTACAGTGACTGTGCGGGTGTTGTCGCCGCCGTCGGCCCATGTCTGCGCGGAAAGCGTGAGGTTTGTGCCGCTCGTCCCGAAGCCGTCCGCATTGTCGGAAAGGGAAATAGACGAGATCGGGGAAAGCGTCGTGATCGCCAGAGAGAAAGCAGTTGTCCCGTCGCCGGTCAGGTTGCCGGTTGCGGCGGTCGTGATGTTCGGGGCACCGAACCAATTCTTGAACTCCGCCCCGGTGAGCGGGTACTGGCCCGACGACAGCTTGGTGTCGATGTCGAGATTGCTGTCCCAGTAGGTCGCATAGAACACGCCGTTGTCAACTATCCAGTCCGCGAAGAGCGCGACGTATGCCGCCTGCGAGCTGGTCTCCGTCGCCGGGCCCGGCTCGCCCACATTGGCCCCCTGCGAGGCTTTCACGCCCCATTCCGGGATGCAGATCGGCTTGCTTTCGGCCGCGCCCTTGGCGACGAGCCAGTCGAGGCCGTAGGTGTCCGTCTTGATGAAGCCGAAATAGCCGGTGCCGTCGCCGGCGTTGGACCCGGCGTTGTAGTAAACGTCCATGCCGATGAGATCGACATAGGCAGCACCCGGCCATGAAAGGTCAGGATCACTCTGCCCCTCGTTCGGGCACCAGATGAACTTGAAGCGGCTGGACGCGGCGCGGAAGCGGGTCACGAAATGGACCCACATCGCCTTGAAGTAATCGCCGTTTGTGCTGTCCTGCGCCGCCCAGGGTTGCCAGTTGCCGTTCTGCTCCCATCCCGTGCGGATCAGGATCGGCCCGGACGGTTTGTTGTGCGCCGCGAGCACGGCTGCCGCGATTGTGTCGTAGTTGGAATTGTAGGAACCGGACGCCGCAGCGGAGAGCGTCGTCCCCGAGGAAAGCATGGGCGGAATCGACCACACGATCGCCTGATCGGCCGCCGCGTTGAGCGTCCCGAAATCCGAGATGCTGGTTGCCATCCCGCCCCAGGACGACCGATCCGCGTGCTTGTCCACCAGATCGACGGCAGCGCCGAGCCATGTCTGGAAATCGTCGGCCTCGTCGGTTCCGGACCACACGCCGAGCGCGGCCGTCTGCCCGTTGCGCGTGAAGATGTCCGTCAATTCCACAGGCGCGCGAGGAGGCGCGCTCACAGCCGGGCCGTTCCCTCCGTAAAAGCGCAGGCCGAGCATCATGTGAACGTCCCCATGCCGATCGCGGACACGTTCGCGCCGGTCGTCAGCTTCCACGCCCCCGACACGCTCTTGATGCCGAGCGGCACGAAGAACGGCACCAGGTTGCTGACGCTGTCGGTCCCGCCGGTGAAGATCGTGATCGAGGTCGCGTTGTCGAGCAGCGTCACCGCACCCGGCGATGTCGTCGCCGGCACGATCAACACGCCGGCGATGTAGTCGCCCGTGGCGCCGGTCGCGCCGAGCACCTGCGCCGTCTGCGAGGCGGCCACCGTCTCGTAGCCCGTGCCTGCCGGCGTGACGCTGCCGATGTTGTTCGTTCCAGCCGGAAGCGCCGGGAGCGACGTCACGTCGACGTCGCCGATGTCCACGCCGGAATTCGCCGCCAGCTTGCCGATCGCGGCCGATCCCGCCGCCAGTGTCACGTTCTGCGCGGCCGTGCTGTCGAGCGCGACCCAGAGAGCGCCGCGCGCATTGGTTTGCGCCCGGACATAATCGCCATCCGCCGGGGTCAGCGTCGCCAGCGTGTCCGTCCGCTTGACCAGCGCCGCAACGCCGGTATCGGTCGAGCCGACGGCCGAATCCACCGCTTTGCCAAGATGGGTCGCGCTCGTGCCGGGAATGACCCGCGTCACGTCGACATCGAGCCCGTTCGTCGCATCGCCGGGAACCAGCGCGCCGGCGGCCGTGACGTTGACCGCCAGGGCGCCGTTGCGCAGCGCCCAGAGGCGAACCGCGTCCGCATCGGCGGACACGTTCGTCGGCGCCGCGGCCGAGGCATAGGCCCCGAGCAGCAGCGGATTGCCTGCCGCTGCGGCATCGTGCGCGGCATCGCCGACGACCTCGGTCGTATCCGTGCTCGCCTTGAGCGTGACCGGCAAAGGGTTTCCGGTCGCCACGTCGCCCGCGTTCGTACCATCCGCGCCGTGGATCAGCTTGACCCGCTGGAACTTGACGCCCGCGATGTCGTCGGAGCCGATGACGTCGCCGCCGGACCCGATGTTGAGCGTTGTGTTGTCAGCCATTTACAGGTCCCTCATGCCGCCGTGCGCCGTCGCGTCTGCAGGTTGGCCGGGCGACGGCCGGTGTTCAGGTTGTCCGGCCGGATGCCGTGGATCGTGGCCCGCCGGGGCCGCAGCGCGAAGACCGGCGCCGACCCGGCGAGCGAGATCGCGCCTGACGCCGCGCGGGCATCGACCTCCGAACCGGCCAGGATCGCCGGAACGACGCCGGCGATCGCCATGGCCCCGGACACGGCAGCGACAACCTTGTGGTCCGACACCGCCAGAACCGGCGTTGATCCGTAAATATCGGCGTTCCCGGCGCCGGCCGCGACCGCCTTGTGATCAGTTGCCGCGACTGCCGGCGTCGGCCCCGCCAGGCCACCGCCCCGGCCCCGGCGATGATCGTCTGGCTGGCGCCGGCGACCGGCACCGAGCCGGCCAGCGCGAGCGATCCCGCGCCGGCCCTTGCGACCTTGACGTTCGAAAGCGAAACCGCCGGGACGGAACCGGCGAGCGTGAGGACCCCCGCGCCGGCGAATGCGCTCTTGCTCGTGCTGGCCTGCGGGACGGCTCCGACAAGCGAAAGCGAGCCGGCGCCAGCCGAAGCGATCGCCGGGGCAACACCGGTGACGGCAGGCTGCGACCCGACGATTTGCAGCGCGCCCGCCTGCGCGACCATCGTCACGTTGGCGTCGGCATCGACGGCGGGAACCGATCCCGCCAGGATCAGCGATCCGGACCCGGCTATCGCCCAGACGTTGGCCGTCGACGAAACCGACGGCTGCGCGCCCGAGAGCGAGACCGTCCCGGCCCCGGCATACGCCGAGACCGGAACTGCTTCCGGCGCGAAGAGAAGCAGCAGCATCGGACGGTTACGGGTTGACGGTCAGCTGGAACCACCCGTTCAAGGCATCCGGCCCGACGGTGAAGGTGTTGCCGTCCGTTGCGGTGACGTCGGCCGGCGCGCTGTCGAGCAGGAAATGCCCGATCAGCTTCTCGTTCGTCGCGGTGGTATCGCGGATCACCGCTCGCCGCGCGGTGATCGGCCCGCCGGACGCGGTCCAGACCTGCGCATCGCTGTCGAACGTCGCCACGCCCCCGGTCTGCGACCAGGTCACGTTGGCGAGCGTCGCGCCGCCGTTGGTATAGCCGTTCGCGGTGGCGAGCTCGTTGGTCAGGTCGGCATACTCGTCATGCCCCGCCGCCGGCGTGTAGGACGCCGCGTGCAGCGTGATCTTGAAGGTATCGTTGTCGAGGTCGATGGTCCCGTCGGCGATCAGTTCGGCGACGCTGTCGTAGAGCGTGAAGGTTCCGGCAGCCATTGGTGTCTCCTTTAAACGAACATTCGCCGGTGAAGATCCAGAAGCGCCTCGGCGCCGATCGGGATTGCCTGCATCGCGGGCCCGGCAGCCTCGCGGTTTGCGTACCAATGGCCGACCATCAGAAGGACGGCCGCCCGAACGTCGGCGGGTGGCGTGGTTCCGACCACGAACCGAACCCGCACCGCGTTGATCGTGTCCATTGGCGTAGGCCAGTCCGACGACGGCACAACCCACCCGTCGCGGGATACCGTGTCGATCTCGTATTCGGCTGAATCAACGTCCTGCTCGTCGCCGGCGCTGTCGATGAAGCGAACGAACCCCACCGAAACCACCGGCCCTAGGCCCAGGTCGATTGCCGCCGCGGGGAATGTGTCCAGCACCTGCTCCCAAGTCTGTTCCCCGAACGCCATGCCGGTGTAGCGTTCCGCCCGCGCCGTTGCCGCCGCGACCAGCGATGCGATCAGCGCGTCGTCGGCGTCATGCTCGACCCTCAGATGCAGCTTCGCCTCTTCCAGAGAGACGATCGCATCCGCCGCCTCGATCCGGCGCAGTGTCATTTCAGCGCCCTCAGGATCGGATAGAAGTCCGCGGCCAGTTCCGCGCCGTCAGCCATTGTCAGCGTCAGGACGCCATCGTCGGACAGGTTGATTGCAACCGGCGCCGGGCCGGGATCGCCCTTCGCCCCCTTGACGGCATCGCCCTTGCCACCACGCGAGGCGACCAGTTGCCATCCGTCGCCAGGGCACGCCCCCGGATCGTCGATCTTCGCGACGAAGCTCGACCCGTTCATCGCCACGACGTCGAGCGCCATGTATTCGCCATCGGCGCTGTATGTCCCGCGATGCACCATGCTGCGGCCCGGCTCGCCCTGCGCCCCACGACCGGCAAGGCACGCCCAGTCATCCCCGCCGGGTGCGCGGCCGGTGTCTTTCAACGCCTGCCACGTCGCGCCCTCGTGCGTGACGACGTCGCCTTCGTAATGCACGACATCCACCCATGCCTTGACGATCGGCAGGCGGCCCGGCGGCCCGCGCAGTTCGTCGCGGTCGGGCAGTGCCTCGCGGATCATCCGCGCGATCACATCGGGATCCGCGTCCTTGCCGTTTTCCGGCGCAGGGAGCGCCCCTACAGCCGCAGTGACCGCTTCGTCCACTGCCGCCCGCATTTCCTCGGGATCGGCGTCCTTGCCCGGCTCAGGCGCCGGCAGGGCCGATACAGCCGCAGCCACGGCCTCGCCGACCATGCGCTCGACTTCCGCCGGGTCCGCGTCCTTGCCCGGTTCCGCCGGTGGCAGCGCGGCAACCGCATCCGCCACCATCGCCCGAACTTCATCCGGATCGACGCTCTCGCCGTCCTTCGGCGCCGGAATGGCGGCCAGCGCCTCGTCGACGCGGCGCATCACCGCGTCCATGTCGCAATCCGCGCCGTCCTTTACCGAGGCAAGCCGTTCGTCGACCGCCGCCTTGAGCGAGGCCTCGAGTGCGGTGCAGCGGGCCTCCGTCTCCAGCAACCGCGCCGAAAGCTGCGCGATCAGCGCGTCCGCCTTTGCCACCTGCAACTCGAAGTCGCGGCGCGTCGCGGCCAGGATGCGGCCACAGGCAGCCTCGAATGCATCAGTGTAGAGTTGCGGCATGTTCGATGCGCTTGAGGATCTCGGCTGCTGTGTTCCGTTCTGCATCGACGGGGTCCTCGTCATCAACTTCGGGGGGCGGCAGCGCCTTGACAGGCTCCGGCTCCGTCCAGCTCAGTGGAACGACCTGCTGCTGGACGCGCGGCTCCTTGCCGTGGCCCCCCGGCACCCGCGGCAGTTCCTCCTCGTTGCGCGCCTCGTCTGGGCTGTAGATGCCGCCCTGAACCCCGCGCGCCAGCGCCTCGATCCGGTCCTTGTAGGCCGACCGCAGAAGCGCCTTCGTCGAGAACTCGACATATTCGTCCGGCACGCCACCGAGCCGGAACAACTGGCCGAACGCTTCCTCGATATGGTTCAGCGCGAAGCCGAGGCCCGAGGCGATCCATGACTGCATCAGCATTTCGGTCGAGGCGAAGGGCGTTCCGCCGACGCCGAGAACCTGCAGCGGCACCCGGAACGCAAGCGCGACGTTCTGGTCCGTCATCTTCAGCATCTCGGCCATCTGCGCGTCCTGCGCCGTCGACGAAACCACCATCGGTTTCAATCCGGCAGTCAGGATCGGCGTCCCGCCGGCGCCCGTGCCGCGGGTCTGATCGTTCCAACGCTGGCGCAGTTCAATGGTCTGATCGCGCGTCAGAACCTGATCCGTCGAGAGCATGATCGACGGCCGTGCCTGGTTGGCGAAGAATGCGACCTGCTGCTGCAGCGCGGCATTGCCCGCCGCTATATCCATGGCCGCCGCCAGGATCGGGGATTCGCCGCGCAACGGGTGCCGCGGCGTGTGCAAGCGCACATGCAGCACGTCCCGAGACGGGACGATCATCGTCCCGAGCCGGTTCTCGACGATCTCGTTGCCGCCAAGGTTGTAGAAGATCGAACCGTCCTCGGCGACCCGCGCGAAGCATTGCCGCGGGCTCATCAGGTGCAGCTCGGAAATCTCGTTGCGGTCATTGCGCAGCGCCAGCGCATAGGCGTTGCCGTCGCAATAGAGGGACCGCGTCAGGTTCAGCATGAAGTCGCTGATCGACTGGTATTCGTTCGGCTTGCGCAGGATCCGGGCCAGCGCCGAGGTCTTCACACGGTCGCGCCCGCCGTCCTCGCGCAGTCGCCAGTGGTCGCCCGGGCACATCGCCGCCGTCTGCGAATAGGCCGAGACGCAGGCCTCGACCATCGCCGAGGTCGTCGAATACGGCCGCACGTTCTCACCCATCTGCCAGAAGTTCCAGCCGGTGCCGGCGGGCAGCCATCCGTCATCCAGGGCATAGGGGCCGGGGGCCCATGCCCCCTCGGCCGTCTTTGCCCGGAACATTCCGGCGATGCGCGAAAAAACGCTCATTTCGCCTTCATCACCCGCGTCTTGTACCGCTTCGGCGACTCGGGTTTCATGCGGTGATCCTCCGGGTTGACCGCGCGCGCGACAGGCCCAGTCGGGCGATAGGCCACCGCCCGCCCGTCCTTGTGGCGCAGCACGCCATCGGCATCGGGGGAACACTCCTGCGGGTCACCGCAGGAGCCGTCTTCCATGACGTACCAGACCTCCATCATTCGGAGACCGTGATGATGAAGCTGCCGGACTTGCTCGCCCCGGCCTGCGCCAGAACGATCTTCACCCGGTCGCGGCCGAGCGCGATCTTGTCGTTCACCGCCGTGCCGCCGCCCGCATAGAGCGCGGCCACGCCGGCCGTGCTGCAGGTCGCCGCGCGCGGGCGCACGGTTTCCGAGGCGTTCACGTTGGTATCGACCCAGAGGCTTTCGCCGGTCGCATCTGCGGTGATCGTGAAGTCGACGCCGTCGGTGTAGGTGTCCTTCACGTACTGGATCGACTCGATGTAACCCGAGAGATACGGGGAATAGCCGGTTCCGACCTGCGAGCCGTTCGATGCGACCGTCACGGTGAATTTGCGCGTCTTCATGTCGATCACCCGTCCACGATGATGTGAAGCGTGCCGGAGGTGGCATTTCCGCCATCCGCCACGACGATGTTGATCTGCTCATCGAGCGCGATCCGGTCGTTGACCGCGGTGCCCGCTGCCACGTAGAGCGCCGCAGCGCCGGCCGTCGAATGCGTCGGCGCCCGGGGATACTTCGACGCCGAGGCGTTGACGCTGGTCTCGGCCCAGAGCGTCTGCCCGGTCTCCTTGCCCGTCACGGTGAAGTCGACGCCGTCGGCGAAATCGTCCTTCACATAGCGAAACGAGATCAGGTGCCCGCGGATGCGGGCGGTGTCGATGTCGGCGTCTCCGCTCGGATCGACGGTGATGGGGATGGTGAACCTGCGAATGGTCATGGGTTTCTCCCGCTGACTAGCCAGCACAAAGCGAAAAGGGCGGGCCACGACGGCCCGCCCTCGTGTTTTCAGATCACCAGCTGGTGCCGTCGATCCAGCCAACGACGCCGCTGCGGCGCATCTTCCAGCTGACATCCATGATCATGCGGACGCCCATGGTGTCGGTCTGGAAGAACGACCGCACCGGATCAGCCGTGGTCGGGCCGGTTCCCGAGACGATCTCCAGGGGTGTGGTGTCCTCCATGTGGATCGTCGCGGTGTTGCTGACCTCGAACTGCGGCGCATCGCCGGTCGCGGTGACGAAGTCCGAGTTGCGCACGAGGATCAGCCGGTTGGCCGTCGCATGCGTGGACTTCAGCACCCGGAACTCGGACATGAACCGGTCAGCCCAGCCGAAGGTGCCGTCCGGACCAGCCATCATCGCAAGCTTGCGGGCCTGCGCTGGATGCATGATCAGGGTCAGGTTGTCCGACGCATTGGCGGTGTCGAACGGCGCGACGAGTGCCGCGATATCCTCGATCACCGCCTGGTAGTCGCCGCCCCCGTAGCCGCTCGCCGTCGCCGAAACGCCGTTGAGAAGACCCGCCGGGCGGATGGTATCGCCCGCCGTCGCATCGAGCATGGTCGAGTCGAGGATCGCAGCGGTGTCGTCGAGGATCGCCGCACGCACGATGCCCTCGAGCGCCGGAGTGCTGCGCTTCGCCAGTTCCCGCGTGAACGGGATGATGACGCCCATTTTACGCGCGGTCATCGTGGTGGACGCCGTGGTGATGCGGCCGACCCGGATCGGGGTTCCCTCGGCAAAGAAGCTGCCGTTGGCGCCGCCGGCCGTCAGGCTCGGGATGTAAGCGGTCCCGGCCGAATCGAACGACTGCGAAAGTCCGGCGGCGCGGAGATCCGGATAGATGGACTTGCCGCGCAGCGCGTCCACGAAGGCCGCATAGGTGGTCTGGATCAGTTCCGCTGCCCATCCGGCGGCGCCAGTGGTGCCGACGGTCTGATCCGTCTTGGCGATGATCGCGGTTGCCTCGTGGCCCGGATACCGCTCGTCGAGAACGGTGTCGATCGACTTGCCGGTGATCAGCGCCACGGCATTCGTCAGCGCGCCGCGAACCACCAGATCCACCGCGCCGACTTCGCGCTGGTGAAACCCGAGCGGCTGGCGGGCGATTGCCGGGGCCGCAACCGGGGAGGTTGTCCCGCCGAGCTTCGCCTCGGAGGCCTTCATGGCAGCCAGGGCGCGCTCCTGCCCGTCGATGCGGACGTTCAGTTCCTCGATCGCGTCGAGGTCCAGCGCGTCCGCGCCGTTGAGCTCGGCCAGCTTGTCGCGCGATGCGACGAGTTCGTTCTGCGCATCCTCGATGCGCTGGGAGAGAGTTTTCATCGTCTTGTTCCTGATGATGGGAGGGGTCGCGGCGTGCTCGCCGGTAGAGCCGCGACGCACCAGTTCCCGGCCCGGTTCGGCATGCTCGCCGAAGGCCAGGTCCAGTGTGTCATCGGAAATATGCAGCGACTTCGCGATCGCGAGAGCCGCGGGATTGGCGGGAACCGAAACGAGGCTCGTCTCCAGAAGTTCCTGCTTGAGATAGCGCCGGCCGGCATAGGGCCGTTCCTTGTCGATCGCTTCGTCCTCGATCGGCTTGAACCCGACCGAAACCGCCTTGAGAATGCCCTGCTCGACCAGGCGGCGCAGTTCGTCGATCCGCGGCGAGGTGCCTTCCTTGGCGAACTCCAACCGACCCTTCAGCTTCCCGGCCTCAACCCGGACGTCTGCCCATTTACCTATCGGGAACCCGGACGAATGCCCGAACAAGGCAATGGGGTTCTTGCGGAACCATTTCAGGTCCCAGCCGGCGGCCACGATCACGTCGCCCATGCGATCCACGGTTTCGTCGGACAGCACGAAGTCGAGGCCGTCCACCTCAGTGGTGGCGGCCTTGCGCACGATGCTCATTCGATTTGTCTCCTAGGCTATCATCGCCAGCGCGTCGAATTCCGGCGCGGCTTCCCACGTCCCGGCGACGCTCATCGCCATGGCCAACGCCACCATGCCGTCAATCCGGCCGTGGCTCTTCATCTTGCTCAGCTTCCGATTGCCTGCGGGGTCCGCCTGGACCGTCGCATTCGCCGCGCACATCGTCAGCACCGGGTGATTGCCGTGGGCGAGTTTCTCGTTGAGAATGGCGCTCTCAAGATCCCGCAGCGCCGGCGACATGCTCTGGAACCCCTGGCCCATCGGCTCGAAGATCGCGTCATCGCCTTCCAGAACGCTTTCGGCAAAGCCGGCCTTCGCCAGCCACGGCTTCAGGTGTTTCCAGTTCCACCGGTCAAACGCGACCTTGCGCACGTCGTTCTCGGCGAAGAAGTCCCAGAGGAACGCCGCGACGAAAGCATAGTCCACCGTTGCGCCCGGTGTCGTCTGAAGGAACCCTTCCCGCTGCCAGACATCATAGGGCACCCGGTCCGCCATGGACCTTGCCCGCAACTCATCACCCGGCAGCCAGAACACCGGCCGCGCGTGCCAGACTTCCCCGACAGGCGCGATCGGCACGAATGCCGTCAGGTCGTTCACCTCCGAAAGGTCCAGCCCGCAGAACACCGGCAGACCGTCGAAACTCGGTACAACTTCACCACCACACGCCGCCCAGGACGACCGCGAGACGAAAGGCGACGACTGGTCGACCCGCTGGTTAAGCACGAGGTTGCGATACTGCGCCTCTCGGCTCGGCATCCGTCGCGCCGATTCCGCCATCTCCCGCACGATATCAGCATTCAGGAAGTCGCCGAATGCCGGGTTGGCCGCGGCAATCGCCTCATCGGAGAACGGGTCAGATTCCAGCGGCGCCGTGTAGAGCGACACCACCGTTTGCGGGTCCGCGTTGGTCAGAGCGTCGTCAATCAGGATCGACAGCAAGTCACCGTCTGTCGGCGCTTGCGTCGAGATCACGATCGACAGCGGATTTTCCTGCGCGCCGGTGGCCGTCTCAAGCGCGTCGTAAAGCTCGGAATGCGGGCCTTTCACCTGCCCTAACTCGTCATGCACGATCAGGACCGGCGACAATCCGTAGGCCGTCGAGGCTTCCGCCGACAGCGCCCGGTAGAGCGTGCCCAGCTCGTCGCAATAAATCTGCTTCGCCGTGTCGCGGATTCCGCAAACAGCGAGCAAGTCGGGCGACATGCGCACGATCTTGGCCGCCAGAGAGAACAGAAGCGCGGCTTGGTCCCTCGATTGCGCGGCTGACAGCAATTGGCTGTTAGGACGCATTTCCGGCCCGCACAGGTGCAAAAGCAGGATGAATGCCGCCAGCGTGGTCTTCGCGTTCTTCCGACCGAAGCTGAGAATAGCCCTGCGCGTCAACACAGGGTTGTCATAGATCCGTGTCAGTTCTTCTTTCTGCCACGAACGAAGGCGAACTTTCTTGCCAACATCCCGGCCCTCTGGAACCCGGCAGTATTCCTGTATCCATCGGATATTCCGTTCGGCCCGCGTCTCTAGCTTTCCCAAGGCTTGAAGCCTTTGGCCGCATTTCGATTCGCCGTTCCCGCAGCCGTCGCCGTGTATCGGGCCTGATTGGTGAGCCGAAGCTTTGTCGCAACCGATGCTGCCGCCCGCGTCTCGCCCTCTCGCGCCCTGAGCAGTTCCCTATACCGCTTCGCGCCCTCGGAATTCCGCAGCCACTCATCCTGAAACAGGTTGATGACACGCGTAATCTGATCGCTCGCAGCCTGGTGCCTGCAATAGTTCTTCAGCATTCCACGAGTTGCTGCTGACGCGAAGACGTTCGGATCCTCGCTCGACACAACTTCATTCCAGATAGACGCCTGGTCGTCACTCAGATCATCCGGCGCCTTCGGCCTTGTTCCAAAGCCGCCGTCGATAACCCTTGTCTCAATCTCGGCGTTTGATTTTCTTCCACGCTGACGCATTGAAACCTCTACTTCTGACGAGCCGCGGAAACCTCCGCGAACGTACCGCCGTCAGATTCCAGAATTGCGTCCCTGCCGGTCTCGGCCTGCCAGCGCTCCACGGCGACGTCGACATAGGCCGGGCTGATCTCCATGGCGAAGACGCGGCGGCCGTTGGCCTCGCCCGCCATGATCTGTGAGCCGGAGCCGCAGAACGGCTCGTAGCAGAGCCCGCCCCGCGCCACGTGCTGGCGCATCGGGATCCCGAAGGCGTCGAGCGGTTTCGGCGTCGGATGGTCGGGCCGGTCGTCCTTCGCGAAGCTGGGCAGCGCCCATGTCGACGGCAGGGTTTCCTCGGCGACCTTCGGCGGACGGTGCGGACGCACCCAGCCCATGAAGCAGGGCTCGTGTTTCCAGAGGTAGTGCGAGCGGGTGAGGACCCCGCGGTCCTTCACCCAGATGATCTGCCGGTGCACGAAGGCGCCGGCCTTCTCCCAGCAAGCCTCCAGCATCGCCTGGCGACGCGAGGCGTGCCAGCAGTACCAGGCGGCATCCTCAGCGATGGCTTCCGCCACGGCCGCGGCGATGAAGCCGTCGTAGAGATCCGCGCCCTGCGAGCTGTCGTCCCAGGTCACGCCGTAGGACTGGCTCCAGTCCTTGTTGCGGGTCGGATGGTTCGAGCCGTCGTAGTCGACGAGGTAGGGCGGATCGGTCGCGAACAGGATCGCCCGCTCGCCGTTCATCAGGCGGCGCACGTCGGTCGCGCTGGTGCTGTCACCGCAGAGGAGGCGATGGTCGCCAAGGTTCCAGAGATCCCCAATGCGCGATGCCGGGTTGCGCGGTGGTTCGGGGATGGTCACCGGCGGCACGGAGGCGCCACCTTCCGCGACGTAGGCCAGCAACTTGTCGAGTTCGCCGTCGGAGAACCCGACCAGCGACAGGTCGAAATCCTCGGCCAGCAGGTCGTTCAGTTCGTTCGTCAGCATGTCGGCATCCCACCCGGCATTCACCGCCAGTTGGTTATCCGCCAGCAAATAGGCCCGCTTCTGCGCGTCACTCCAGCCGCTCGCAACCATCACGGGAACGTCGGAAATCCCCAACTGCCGCGCCGCCAGCACCCGCCCGTGCCCGGCGATAATCATGCCGTCATCCGCGACCAGAACAGGGTTCGTCCAACCCCACTCGCGCATGGATGCCGCAATCTGCGCCACCTGCTCGTCGCTATGCGTCCGGGCATTCCTCGCATAAGGGATCAATTCCGCAAGCGGACGGCGCTCGACGTGATCCGCCGGCCACTCGACTGTTGACGGATTTGGCATTTATGCTGGATCCTTCCGGGGATTGTCACGGTTTAAGAAAGCGAAATTTGGCCGCCGGTTTCCGGCTGGAAGGCTGCAAACTTTCGACCCGCCCCCCCCCTACCGCCGATTGGCGGGGTGCTGCGGGTGCGTTGGCCAGCCGTCTGCCCCTACGGCAGTGCTGAAGCCCTTGCCCTCGATCTGTTGCTTGTCCCGGCTGTGGTGCGATGCGCAGAGGCTTTGCAGTCTGCCGTACCAGAACAGTTCGGCATTGCCTCGATGCGGTGTGACGTGGTCGGCGACCGTGGCTGAGGTGATGCGTCCCTCTTCGCCACACATGACGCATAGGGGATGTTCACGCAGGTGGGCGAGGCGACGGCGGCGCCAACGGGCGAGGTTGTACCATGGGCACTTGTCCGCCATGGGGCCTCCAGAAACGCGAAAACCGCCCGGTTGAGGGGCGGTTTCCTGATTACGCGCGAAGCATTGCACGTTTTACGGGTTTGTCAAGCGCCTTCAGTCGTCAACCGGTTTCAGCCCATAGAGCAGCGCCGCACATGCGAGCGCGATGTAACGCGGGATAGGCACCGTGCCGGCGGCGTACTTGTTCGCCGTGTTGCGGGCGCAGCCTAGTTCGCGTGCGAAAGCGGCCCGGGACATGCCGAGCCGCTTGTGGGTTGCGGTGAAGGTGGCGGGTGTCATTCAGGTGCGATCTGGCGAAGGATGTTGACGTAAAATTCAAGCGTTCCGACATGGCCCCAATTGACCGAATCAGGATGAACGCAGAAGTAGTCGTCGCTCATCTCCTGAATCTTGGCGAGAAGGTCATCAATCTCGCATTTCTTGCCCATGAATGCGTCAAGTGCGGCTTCTTTGCTGGTCTTGGTCATTTCCGTTTCCCCTTGTTGATGACAAACATATGGCGCACATATGCGCAGCGGTCAAGGGGCCTAGCGCATATTTTTACGTTTTGGCAGCAATCCACCGCAGCACCTTCGCCAATCCCGGTGCGGGCCTGTCCTCTATCACGGTTGAGACCACGAACGACTGCAGGCCGGCGTCGACCATGCGGCAGCGTTGCATCAACGCGTCCCATGCGGCGATTGCGGCTCGCGCGCGTTCCTCCTCGGTGCGTAGGTCTGATGGCGGGCGCTCTAGTGCCGTGTCCTTGGACGGTGACACAGGCAAGCGCACGGGCAGCGGATGGATTGGCGGGCCTGATATTGCCATGAGATAGGCGCGGTGCATGGCGGCGACGGTGCGCACCGCCTGCATCAGATCGTCCCTGTCAGGCTCGCGGGCGAGCGAGCGGCCGATCTGGCATTCGCTGCCGATCCACTCCGCATCCGCGCCCTGGCGCAGTCTGGCGTCGATGACGACGGCCTTGATCTTGTCCGGCGGCTCGATCGTGTGTTGCCGTGGCTCGCGCATGTCGGCTACGGCGTCCTTGTGCGCGCGGCTGCGGCGACGGCGCTTCATGTATCGCCCACCGTCACCCGCGCCTCGCCTTCCGATATGTGCAGCCGCCTTTTTGCGTCCATTCTCATCTTCCGCATTGCCCTCAACGTCAGTTGCCTGACGCGCTCTTTCGACACGCCCATTTCTTTCCCGACTTCCTCAAGTGTTTCATCAGCCATGAATGCGTCAACCGCCCGCTGCTCCCGCTCCGTCAGCGTTTCGCGCATCTTCTCGATAAGCAACACTTGATCCGGCTGCTTGCCCATGATTGCGGCGACTTCGCCTATGGACACGCTGCGCTCGTAATCGGCCTTCTTGCGCCGCAGCCGCGCCATGTGCTCGGGCCATATCTCATCTGGGTAAGCGCCGAGCGCGGCGGCGAAGTCCCTGGCACCGTCGCTGAATTCGCCACTCGCCAGCAAGGGCGAACGCCTCATGCAGACGAATTCGCTTACCTTGTTTGGCGTCCATCCGAGCGCCCGCGCCATTTCCGATTGTGTGCCGAATTGCTTCTCGATGCGAGACAGGATGCGCTCGCTTCGAACCGTGACGCGAACACGAAAATCGCTCATTCCTTCCTCCGCGAATACTGACCCGACAGCCCCATGATATGCTTCCGCAGCCGGCGGTTCAGTTCTTTCGGCCCATGCTTGGCGTACTGCTCGCGCAACCAGTCGCTATCGACCCCGGCGGATTCGCATGTTGCCTCGAAATCCCGAGCCATCGGGCCTGTCGTGGCGCGAAACCAGTTGTCGAAGTACCGCGCCTCGACCTTCGCGGAAGTGTTGCCATTGGAGATCTTGACGCCAGCAGCAGCCCGAAGCTTGGCCGCGATCGACGCGGCGAAAAGCGCCTTGCACCGGCCGATCTGGATTCGTTCGTCTTCGACATCAAGCATTGAGCAACTCCAACAGCACGTCAGCATGGCACGGCCGGTCGTGTTGGTGTATGGTGTCGGCATGGATACGCGCACCTGCTCTGACTGCAAAGAAACCCTGCCGCTGACGGCTTTCACCAAATCGGGCCGCTATTGGCGATCCTACTGTCGTTCGTGCTCGAACCGGCGATGCTCTGAATACGCGGTGGGCAACCGTGAAAAGCGAAACGAACGGCTGCGGCGCTGGCGGGCAGAAAACCCCGAGGCCGCTCGCGCTGTCGATCAGCGCAAGCGACTGCGACAAAACTACGGGCTGACGGTGGCCGAAGTTGAGGAAATGACGGCCGCTCAAGGCGGGCGGTGTGCCATCTGCACAGTCGAGACCTCTCTTGTCGTTGACCATTGTCACCAAAGCGGCGCGGTTCGCCAGATGCTTTGCCGCTCGTGCAATACCTTCTTGGGCCGCGTTGAAGCCAATCCTAAGATTTTGGAGGCTATGCACAGCTACCTCCTTCTTCATCGGGTCGGTTAGCAATCTCCAAGAGAACGTCCGCGTGACAAGGAACGGGGTTTCCCTCCTCATCCACAAGCGGGCACCAGCAGGCGATGTCGCGGCCACGAAGTTCGGGCAAGCTGTCAAGGATTGCTTGACGCCTGGCCTCGTATTTGTCCGCCCCGCAGGCCCATGGATTGCCTGCAAGCCAGTCCTCGAATGCGGAGACGGCACCTTGCCGGGAATATCCGGCTTCGTATGCGGCGCTGAACAGGAACGGGCTTCCCCATATCGTCGGACGGCCAACGTAGATCGCGCCTTCCGGCATTCGCCATCCCTTCGTGCGCTTGCGTTGAATGCGCTTAGGCATTGTAGACCTCAGCGAGCCGAGCTTCATGCCTGATCTCGGCAAGCCGTGCTTCATGCCTGATCTCGGCAAGCTGCTCTGTCAGTTCCAGCCTAGCGATAACATGCGGGAAAAACCCGCGCATTCGGTCGCATTCGTCCTCGAATTCGCCGCTCTCGTGCATCATGTCGGCAAGCGGCGGAATGCCTTCGTAGTTGTAGTCGTCCCACCCGGCCGATGCGTATTCAATTGATGCGTCCCGGCAATCCAGATGCGAGCGCAGCGTGTAGGCGCTCCCGTCATAGGCCCCGGTGAAATAGGCGTGCATCGCGCCCTTCGGGATCGTTCGGTAGCAGTCGAAACACTGGTGCGCCTTGTGCGCCTTGCGCTCGCCTCGGGAAAGTTCCTGCATCATGATTTTCCTCCATACGTCTCGAACGGCTGAGACAGCGCGACCTTGACGAACCTGCCCGATGCAATCGCGGCCTTTGCGATGGTCCTCGGGTCCTCGTCCAGGCCGACCAGTCGCGCCACCATTTCGCCCTCGGCCGTCCAGCCGGTGAGGATGATCTGCTGTCTCATAGCATCCCCTTGTCTTCTAGCAGCCAGTCCGGCGCGGTCAGGTCGATTACTTCGCCACGGTCCGCATCGTCATCGACTTCGATCTGTGACAACGGGAGCCAGATGTCTTCCCCATCTTCGGTCTCCCGAACGCAGATGGCGCGTTCTGTGGCGTGCTGGAATATCACTGAGATCGTGGTTGTCGGCTTCATCGCGTGGCCTCGTACAGCGCATTCGCCTTGGCCCGCGCTTCCTTCAGCGCGGCATATCGCGGGTCGTCGGGTTTGGCGGTTTCCGTCCAGTGTTTGGCGTCCTCTGGCGCGGCGGACGGGTCACCGCCACCATACCGGGCAACAGCATCGGCCATGATGCCGGCGAGGATTTCAGCGTGGCGCGGGTCGAATTCCGCCTTTGCTTGTTCCACGCGGTTCTTCGCAATCGGGAACCCCGCCCGGAACAGCTCGCCCCACGTCGCCACCCGGTCCGCCACCATCCGCTCGGCGTGCCCGTCGTGAGCCGTCGACGGCAGCGGACTGCGGTATTCCTTCCACCAGTCCACCACCAGGTCATAGACGCCCGGATGCTCGCCGCCCTTCTTCGCGGCTTCCAGCCTCACGCCCTGCGCCGCAGACAGCGCCTTGAGCATGAGCGCGATGGTCGGCCAGCGGCGTGACGTGTGAAGCTTGCGGATGTTCGCAGCGAACTTGACGCCCAACTCCCGGAACGCATCCAAGCCCATGACGGGCCATTCCGAATTCAAATCCGCCACCATGTCGGCAAGCTCGCGCCGGGCCGCGTCGTCGTCCAGATGCTCCGGCCGGGTGTACCGCGGCAGGATTTCGTCCTTGAGAAGCTCGCCTATTGCATTGTTCCGTTCCGCGAAGTTCATTTGCCTATCACCTTCAGTTGCGGCCCCATGAGCCGGGCCAAGTCCTCGGATGCCGTCACCCGCGACAGATGCCGCAGGTCTTCGGTGCTACTTCGGCCGCGGTTGGCCGCGTGGGTCTGGTCGTCGTTCCACCGCTCGCCGTTGAGCCACGTCGCAAGATGCGGGATGAATTGCTGCTCGGTGCTCCCGGCAACTGCTGAGAATGCCGCGATGCCCCGAGCGATCTCCTCGAACCCCGCCGACTTCCGGGCCTTGGCCCAAGCCTTCCGGGCAGCGCCCTTCCCGACCTTCCGGGGATAGGCATTCCAGATTGCATCGAACTCGCCAGATTCGGCCTTCGCGCGCACAGAGACTTCGTTAGAAGTCTCTTCTTTCTTACCTTCTGATTCTGGGTATGGTTCTGGTTGGTAGAGCGAAACTGTAGCGTTCGCTAGGCCACGTTCTTTTGCATTCAATGCCTTGGCGCGTCCGCCGCGCGCTCCTGAGTGCGCGTTAACTGCACGTTTCGCTGCAACTTTGGTTGCTTCTTCGAGTAAGCGGCGGTTCCATATTCGCTCGCCGTCCGTCTGAAAATACCCCCGCAAAGCGTCCCAAATTTTGGGCCAGTCGCGGCCTACGCGGGCCACCCGTTGCAGCTTCTTTTCATCCGCCGGGAGGTATCCATCACGACCCCAGAGAGCCATGAGCAAGAGCATGTACGCCCCTACCTCCTTGGCGTCCAAGTCCATCGTATCGGCGAGGAAGTCGGACACCCAAAGCGGCATGAATGGCGTGTCGCTCATAAGGCTTGCGCGCCCGTCGATGCGTTGCTAAATTCGTCGTAGGCCATGCACATTTCCTTTGCTGGTTGTGCGTCGGTTGCCCGCAGCGGTTCATCCCCAGCTGCGGGCTTTTTCATTCTAGCGCAGATGACGGGCGGAAATCAATCATATCACGCCCCGCGCCAGCCACTTGCATATCGTGCTCGTGCTGATCCCATGAGCCGCCGCGGTTTCTCGCTGCGACATGCCGTCCATAAGCGCCCGACGAACGCTCGCCCGGACATCATCGGGAACCGGCCTGTACCGCGTGCATGGAATGCCGAACTTCCGCATAGCCCGGTAAACGGTGCCTTCGTCCAGGCGCATTTCCCCGGCGATTTGCTGCGGCGTCTTTCCTTCGTCCCGCATTTCGCGAATGCGCTCGGCCCGCGCCGCTTGCGCCGTCATGTCAAATTTTGGGTTCATGTCAAAACCGCCCTGTATCCCATTCCCCATGAAGTCTGAATCTCGATCGGCACGCCAGCCTCGCGCAGCCGCCGGCGCATATAGCATATCTGCGCCTTGAGCGTATTGTCGCAGTCGGTATCGTGAACATGGCTTCGAGGCTCCATCGCCGCAAACAATGCCTCGCGCGCCACGGTCACGCCGTCGGCCCGCAGAAGCATCGCGACAATCCGCCGCTGCGCCTTCGACAGGCACCGCAGCTTGTCGGTATGCTCCGGCGGGATCGTGGTCATTTCGTCCAGCAGGTATTGCAGATGCTCTACCCGTTCTTGCAGCGTCATCATCGGCTGGCTACCTCCATTTCGCGGTTGAGCTTCCGCTCGAACGCTTCGGCGAAGTCCGCCCAACTCGCGGCAACGTCGACAAACGCCCCCGGCCCGTAAATGACATTGCGCTCCAGGTAGGTCACCGCGCTCTCAAGCGGAGACACCGCCACCGCGTTGATCTGCAATCGCCAACTGGTAAGCCCATTCCGAACCACGATCGGGATAGGCGACAAGCTGGCCTCGCCGTCGGTGATGATGTTCAGCCGCTGGTCCGAGCATCCCGTGGCGTCGATCGACGCGGCCCCGTACAGCATCGCCGCGCCCGTGGCAGTGCCATTTCCGACCGGCCGGCGGACATGCGTTGCGATCAGATTGGTGACGGTGTCGACATCCTCGACCGTCTCGACGCGGAACCACGGCAACACGACTTCCTGCCGCTCGCCCCACTCATAGACATGAAACCACGCCCCGACGAGCGCCGCCCGCGTGTCCGGGTCTTGCAGCGCCGCAATCATGCCGCCGCGGACGGATTCGTATTCCGCCTGATCCACCGATGCCGAAACGTCGATGCCTGTCGAGATTGCCAGGTCGCACGGATAGGCGCGGGAACCAATCGCACCGGCCATCGCCAGACCGCCGAGCAGGATGGCGGTTTCAGCGTTCATAGCGCGAGGCCCACTCTTCCGGCGTGACCGCGCCGGGGACGTGCCCGTATGTCTGGCCACGAATGGCGCTTGTTGCGGTCTGACGGCCGCACTTGAACCACCGGCCAATGCCTGCCGGGGTCCAATGGTTGCGCCAATTCCGGCGCATTTCGATGACCTGCTCGTCGCTGAATTTGCGTGATGCCGCGCCGTAGTTCGGTCCCATCATGTCACTCCCATCGCTTTCAGTGCTTCGTCCAGGCTCGTCACAACCACCGCGTGAATATGCCAGTCGCGATGAAACCGCACTTGAGCCGGCGTCAACGCTCTGGCACTCGGCGGCTTGGCCCCGTCCTTGACCTCGAGGAATCGAACCCGGTTACGGTAAAGCGCCACGAGATCAGGAAACCCGTTGCCCGCGCCGGACGTGTCCTCGACAATGCACCCGGCATCGCGCAGCCCGTCGCGGATAGCGGCATGGTTGGCGTCCGTGCGACTAGCCCGCCGCATCTTTTTTCACCCTCGCCAATCTGAACTGAACGCACCCAATGCCACCCGCGCGCGAGTCTGGCACCGCTGCGGCAACCATGAATGGCGGCACCCCGCCCTGCTGCGGATTCGGGAATTGACACCCACGGTCAAAGCAATATTCACAGTTGCAGCACCCGCGCATCATGTCCACCTCGCAAACGCCCACCGCACCGCGTAGGAGCGGCCCCAGGACGCCGCAACGAACAGACCCTGCAACACCCATGCCTCGGACCACGGAAGGCCCCAGGCGCGCAGAATGGCCCAGCCTATGAGAAGGCCGAGGATGGTGTTGGCTGTGGCTTCGAGGGCGATCATGCGTCTTGCCTCTGGCTTGGCCTCGTGCGGCGTTCCTGCGCACCGTTGGCCCATGTGCGTATCCGCTCGCGCAAGCCGTCCAACGTGGCGCGTTCAACCGGTCCAGCCTTGCCATGCCAAAACACCTGCACCGTCTCGATTGCCATTGTGCGCGGATCTCCGCAGACGACGATCGCAGTGATGTGCGGCGAAGGCCCGGTAAGCCGTTCGAACATGATGCGCTGCCCCGTAGTCATCGCCCCACCTGGTGACTTCCACTCCATGAACAGGAAGGAACCCGCTATCTCGACAACGCCATCAACATCAGACATGCCGATTCGGCCGGGGAAGCAGTCGTCAAAGATCCCAAGTTTCGGGCACAGGTTGCGGAAGCATCCTTTTTCAGAACAGTTCCACCGCAACTCACGCATGGAACACCGAGCCAATCGCGCCAAACGTCGCCTCGAACTTGTCGGCATTCTCGCCGAAATACAGCAATGCCTGCCCCTGTAGCGGTGTGTTCGCTGGAATGCCTGCTGGCGTCAGATACTTTATGCGCCCACGCGGAAAGCACACGGCCGCGCACTCTGCGCCAAGGGTCTGAAACCAACCCGTCTCCGTGGCATTGTTCACCAACACGATACCGCTTGAGCCGCGCCGGAATTCCGCTGTGAGCCTCTCGGCGAACTGGCCAATGAGTGAAGACGAATACGGAGGGTTGCACCAAATGCGGCCAACCGGCCATTCCTGCGAAAGCCCATCATCATCTGCTGTGAAGAACCGCGCCGCCTTCACCGTCCGGTTGGCGACCTCGGACGATGCCGGATCCAGATCGAAGCCGCCCAGAACCGCCCGCGCGGCCTCGATGAACTCCGGTGGCGTGTACCATTCATTATTGCCGCTGTTGTTCGTGACGTGCGGCTTGATGGCTTCACGAACAGCCGCTTTCGTCGGCTCGACACCCTCGGACAGAAGGCTTTCAACTGTGCGCTCTACAACGCCAGGATCTGCTGCTTCAGCATCCCGGATCTGTCTGGCCTCGTGGATCTCGTCATAGCGAAGGCCAATATCTGCGGCAGTTGGCTTTTCAACCTTGTGGTCCTCAAGCTTGAAATTCCTCCCGCCACCATGCCCGGCAACCTCGCCCCGAGCCTGCGCGGCATCGTATTCATCAGCAAGGCGCATCTTGGCCCGGCTAAGAATTAGAAGCGCATCAGCCTGAGCGCGGTTAACCGCGGCCTCGACATTCCCATAGGCATCGCGGAACTTACGGGCGGACTTGGCGGCATCATAAGCCACCGCTGCCATGTCCCGAACCTCAAGCACTTCGGCGCTTGTGCGAGCGCCAGCAAGCGCACGACACGCCCGGTCAACAAGCGCCGGAAGCGCCTCGACTTGTGCGGTGTCTTCCATGACGTCCTTCATTTCAGCATGTCCAGTTGCTCGGCCGGCTTCGGCGGCTCAACGAACATGTCCGGCTGCCGGTATGCCTCTTCGACGCGCTTGCATGCTATGTCGAAGTAACCCTCGTCTATCTCTATGCCGATGCCCTTGCGGCCAAGTTTGGCGCAGGCGACGAGCGTGGTGCCAGAGCCCATGAAGGGGTCTAGCACCAGATCGCCCGGCGCGACCGCCGCATTAACGCAAGCGCGCATGAGCCATACCGGCTTCTGCGTCGGGTGCTGCCGGCCGGTCGGCGGCGGGCCAATCCAATACGACTTAACGCATCCGCCGGAAAACCACGCGCCGGGCAACTTCCCATAAAATGCGTGCTCGGTCGCGGAAAGGAAAAGGCTTTGCCCATTCAGGACCGGCGGATTTGGTTTCACCCATGTCAAAGGGCGCTCCGAGCGACCCGGCAAGCTGCCCGCTATCGCGCTCAGTTGCCGCCAGTCGCACCACGCGATGACGCTCGGCGTTTTCGACAGAGCCGCTAGAGCCGAAAGCGCGAGGCCGGTCGCGCCATCGCCGTCCCACTCGCCATAATCAAGGCGCCGCAGGCCGTTGGACTTCTGGCTGATCTCATAGGGGATGTCAGTCACCACCGCATCCACCGGTCCGAGCGTAGGAAGCACGTCCAGGCAATCCCCCAGAATGAGCCGGCAGTCGCCGATGCGTTCTTCTCTCATTCACCTATCCCCACAGGAGGCCGCCCCGGACGAACCGAGGGGACAATCCGTCTGGCGCTTGGAGCGCTCTCGGGACGGCCACCTTTGGGGAAAGGCCCCGAGACGCGAACGCCTTGGGGAAGTTGTGCCACGCCAACAGGCAGATCCCGGCGCAGACGTGGCGAAGGGAGGGGCAGAAACGCGCCGGGTGTTCACTGCCGAGCCTCAAGGATGGCGCGGCCAATCAGTTCGGGAATCTGCGGGACTACGGCGTTTCCGAGGCCGGCAATTCGGTCCAGCCTGCCGGAAAGCCCATCCACCATTCCGCTAGCCTCGGCGGCAGCGTCGTCCCCGTAGCCATCAGAAACAAGCGCGCCAAACCAGCGCTGAACGTCTCGCCACCCGGTCTTAGGCGGCGAGGTATGCCATTCGCATCCAGTCGGTATTGCATTGCATCCGTCAGCACGTTCCCCCGAGAACAGCCGTCCGATTTCGTGATCGTTGGCAACAATCCAGACCCGATCGCGGTCGTGCGGAGCGCCAAGTCGGGAAGCCTGAATGCAATGCCATTCCGCATCATACCCGAGCGCGGCCAAGTCCCCGATAACTCGGTCCATTCCGTTTCCAAGCAGCGCTGAGACGTTCTCCACGATGAGGAACTTGGGTCGAAGCTCGCCAGCAAGACGGGCGACTTCCGCCCATAGGCCCGAGTGAGCGCCGGCCAATCCGACTCCCGCGCCGGCCATACTGATGTCCTGACACGGGAACCCGCCGGTGATGACATCGACGCCAATTCCGTCTCGGGCCAGAGCGTCGGCTGTGAGTGTGCGAACGTCCTCATATATCGGTACCCCCGGCCAATGCTTCGCAAGAACCTTGCGCGGGAACGGCTCGATTTCGCAGAACGCGACTGTCTCGAATCCGCCCGTTCTCTCAAGGCCCAAAGAGAAGCCGCCAATCCCGCTGAAAAGATCGAGGACGCGCAGCTTATTCATCGGGAAACCGCAGAGGAGGCCGCGCCCCGCGAGGGAGCGAGGGGTGGGGGGATGGGAGCGAGACGCGGCCACCACTGCGATTCATTTGCGACCCCGCCGCGTCGGCGGATTCGCTGCCATGTATGCGCGGACCTTGGCAATCGTCTCGGGCCATGCCCGCTTGCCAGACTGGAGCCGCGCGTAGAAGTTGCCACCCTGCCCGGCCTCTTTGCCGATGGTGCCAACAGCAATGCCGGCCGCCTTGGCATAATCGTCCATTTCGGCCAGGATAGCGGGAACGTGCAATCTGTCATCCATGCCCCAACCCTAAGTGCGATTTTTTTACCGGTCAAGCCTTATCCGCCGTTGACACGTGTAATCCGTCGCACTAGGGTTGTGGCAACAGAGGGAGACACGACATGCGCCAACCGACTGAAATCACCATAGGCGACACCACGCTGGACGTGGTGCTGAAGCGGCATGCGGATTGGCGCGCCGGTCGTGATGGTGGCGAGAGGGCCTATCTCCGCGAGGCCTATCTCCGCTGGGCCAATCTCCGCGGGGCCGATCTCTGCGATGCCGATCTCCGCGGGGCCTATCTCCGCGAGGCCTATCTCCGCTGGGCCAATCTCCGCGGGGCCGATCTCTGCGATGCCGATCTCTGCGATGCCGATCTCCGCGAGGCCGATCTCCGCGAGGCCGATCTCCGCGAGGCCGAACTGCCCCACTTCCAGATCGCAGACGGCGACCTGATCGGATGGGGCAAGAAGGGCGGTCACATCGTCAAGCTTCGCATCCCCGCCGATGCCAAGCGCACCGCCTCGCTCGTCGGCCGAAAGTGCCGCGCCGAGTGGGTAGATGTGCTCGAAATCGAGGGCGCGGACGAGTGCCACAGTAGCGGCGGTGTCGGCAGCGTCTACCGCGTCGGCGAGACCGTCAGGCCCGACAGCTACGACGACGACATCCGCGTAGAATGCACCCACGGCATTCATTTTTTCCAGACCCGGCAAGAAGCCGAGGAATGGTGAGGGAGACACCGACATGCGAACCGAATCCGAACAGGGCGCCTTCATCGTCGGACAGCAGGATTTCCGCCGTGGCGCCGCCAAGTCCACCAATCCGTATTGCTGGCCGGATCCGTGCGACCGCGCAAAGCGACTGGAGCGGGCGTGGCTCGCCGGGTGGGACGACGCCCGCGAATGGGTCAGCGACGAGTGAGAGGGAAACACATCATGACCGCATTCGACCACTTCCAGATCGCCACATGCCAGATCGGCGAGGGAGACCGCCCCGGCGCGATTGCGTCTCTGGACGCGGCGCTGGCTGAAATCGCCCGCACCGGAAAGGATGCCGGCATGGCCGGCGATCTCGCGGTGCTGCGCCGCACCCTTGAGCGCAACGCCAAGCGGGAGGCCCTGACATGACCGACATGAACCCAGACGACATCGAAGCAATCGCCGCATACGCCCGCACCATCGCCGGATCGTCCGGCATCGACGGAAACGCCGGGGCGCGTCGTGCGCTGCTCAAGGCGTATCTGTCGATTGGCGGGGATGAGCTCGCCGAGCATCTGATCATCATCGACGCCAGCGATCCGGCTGATTTGTCGGCAGCTTATGACGAAATGGCATCGGAAGCCGACACCGCCGCCGCCGAGGCGGTATGGCGCGACCACGAAGCCGATCGCGAGGAATCGCTGCACATCGCCACCCACCGGCATTTCGGGGGGAAGCTGTGATGGCGCGCGTTCTCATCGCCTGCGAGTTCAGCGGCACGGTTCGGGATGCCTTCGCGGCACGCGGGCATGTCGCCATGTCCTGCGACATTCTCCCGAGCGAAACGTCTGGCTCCCACCACCAAGGCGACGTGCGAGACATTCTCGGCGATGGCTGGGACCTGATGATTGCGCATCCGCCTTGCACGCATCTGGCCGTGTCGGGCGCGCGCTGGTTCAAGGACAAGCAGGCGGAACAGGCCGAGGCGCTGGACTTCGTGCGCCTGCTACTCGCCGCGCCAATCCCGCGCATCGCGCTTGAGAATCCGATCAGCATCATATCAAGCCGGATCCGCAAGCCGGATCAGATCGTCCATCCGTGGCAGTTCGGGCATGGCGAGACGAAGGCGACATGCCTCTGGCTGAAGAGCCTGCCGCCGCTCGTGCCGACGAACGTCGTTCCCGGCCGGGAAGCGCGCGTTCACCGAATGCCGCCCGGTCCTGACCGTTGGAAAGAGCGCAGCCGCACATTTCAAGGTATTGCAGACGCGATGGCGGAACAATGGGCGTGACCACCCTTCCCGAAGCAAAGACATCGCGCCGACCCCGCAGCGCCTTCGCCATCTTCATTGAAGGCGGCATGGAGGCCCTGACGCGGGCTCTGTACCGCGGCGACGCATTCGACAACATGGACGACCTTGCCACCCTTCACCGCCGATGCACGGCCTTCCAGATGGCGCTTAGCGCCCGCGTCGATGCCGCCGGGATTGTGATTGAGGATGAAGCCGATGAGTGACCATATCAAAGCGTTCATTGCCGCCCAGGCTGAAATGGGCAAGGCCCTGAAAGACACGGAAAACCCGCACTTCCGCTCGAAATATGCCGACCTTACTTCGGTGCAATCCGCCTGCTTCCCCGCGCTGAACAAGCACGGCTTTGCCGTCATGCAGCCGAACGGCACCGACGAACACGGCGAGTTTGTCGAGACGGTTTTTCTCCACGAGACGGGCGAACGCTTCTCGACGCGCATCTATCTCCGCATCGGCAAGGGCGACATGCAGGGATACGGCTCGGCAATCACCTACGCCCGCCGCTACGGGCTGATGAACCTCGCCGGTATTGCGCCCGAAGACGACGACGGGAACGCAGCCGCGAAGAACCCGCCGAAGGACGAGCAGAAGCGCAAGCCGGCACCCATCCACGGGTTGGACGCGCAGACTGCAATCACCGCACTCATGGCGTCAAAGACGCTCGCCGAATTGCAGACGACATGGGGCAAAATCTACCGGGATGCGCCGGACATCGCGAAAATTGGTGAAGTCGAAGCCGCCAAGGATATCCGCAAGAAACAGCTTGCCGGCGATGATGACCCGTTCGGATTGCCGCCCGTTGACGACTTCCCCGGCGATCGGGTGAAGGCATGAAGGACCTTGCCAAACTGGCGCATCTCGCCATTGAGCGGAACTGGGACGGCGGCGCGTTCATCGTCCCGTCACCGCGCAGCGGCGCGAAACTCATGGTCGTCGCGTCGAACGGCGCCGGATGGGACCACGTATCCGTTTCGCTGCGCAACCGTTGCCCGACATGGGATGAAATGGAGCGCGTCAAGCGCCTTTTCTTCCTGCCGACAGAGACGGCGGTGCAACTTCACGTCCAGCCGTCCGCCCATATCTCGGTGCATCCTAATTGCCTGCACATCTGGCGGCCGCAAGAGGTCAGCATCCCCATGCCGCCGGAGTGGATGGTATGACCGGCGACGAGCTCAAGCGCCCCGTGCGCCTCGTCGGAACCGAACAGCGGCGCTATGCCTGCGAGAAGGTGAGCGCCGCACCGGACGGCTGGATCGTCACCGTTCGCGAGCCTACCCGCAACCTCGACCAGAACGCCAAACTATGGGCCATGCTGCACGATGTTGCCAAGGCTGAGCCGATGGGACGCAAACACCTGCCCGAGGAATGGAAGTGCATCTTCATGCAGGCGGCAGGGTGGGATCAGGCATTCTTGCCCGGCCTGGATGGCGGTTTCTTCCCGACCGGCTTCCGGTCGTCGCAAATGAGCGTCCGCCAAATGGCGAACCTCATCAACTGGATTCAGGCTTGGGGCGACGAGCACGGCATCCATTGGTCCGAGCCAATGCCGGAGTGGATGAAATGACCGAAAAACTTTTCACTGTCGAGAAATGCGGACTCAAAGGCTACGGCATCGGCACCCATGCAATCAGGTTCACCCCTGCAAAGAAGCAAAACGCGGACGGGTCCACGACATACGGACTGTCGTTCCATTGCCTGATTGCGGGCGACATGCTCTCGGACGCTGAAAACGTCCTGCAAGAAGTCGCGGACGTGTTGAACGAGTCCGGCCGGTGGAGCGAATGACCCCATCACCCAAGCCCGAGAAACCCGTCCGCGATCCGGCATATCTGGGCGCCGTGCGCCAACTTCCTTGCCTCGTGTGCGGACGTTTCCCGAGCGAACCGCACCACGCGAAGCATGGGCGCGGCGGCCGGTCCAAATCGTCGGACCGCGATGCAATCCCGCTTTGCGCTGAGCACCATCGCGGGCCGGGCGGAATTGAGGCTGGCGCGGAGACGTTCCGTAGGCGGCATGGATGGTATGACGCCGAGAAGATCGAAGAAACCCGAAGCGCCGTTGCCAGGCTGAGGCGCGACACCATAGGAGGAAGATAAATGGAACCGCACCCTGACATGTACGAAGACGACCGCGACACCATCGACCCCGACCAGCTGCGCGTGGACCGCTGGATGTGGCGGCTTGAGCGCCTCGTGGCGTTCGTGTTCGCCCTGACGCTCGTGGGCGGATGGGCGGTGTTTCTCGGCGCGCTGGTGACGCCGTGAACCAGCCACCGTTGGCGGAAATATGCCCATGCTGCAACGGCCGAGGCTACCGCCGATGCGCCTGCTGGCCCGGTGACTGCATTTGCGCTTTCGGAGACGAGGATTGCGACGAGTGCCGCGGCCAGCTTGACGTTGACTACGACGGAGACGTAGCGCACCCGAACTCGCACACCGCGAATTGGACACCAGGAGACTGACATGCCTGACCAACACCGCTTTCACAAATACGTCGAATACATCCGCAACACGGGGCAACCCGTCCTCGCGTGCTCAGCGTTCGATGATGACTGGTCACCAGTCGGCCCGATGATCCGCCGGGACATGGAGAAAAACGACATCATCGAGCAAGCCGCAGGCGGGCTTATGCTCACGCGCAAGGCAGAGACGGAATATTAGGAGAACACAATGGTACAATTCGCACCTCCCGCCGACACCGCCCGCGCCCTGAACCTGCGCGGCACACCGTTCGAGGACTTCCTCTCCGGCGGCTCCGGCGACGACATCATTCGGGGCCTCGCCGGTCCCGACCACCTGCACGGCTACACCGGCAACGACCGCATCTTCGGCGGCGACGGGCCCGACGAGATCAAGGGCGGCGCGGGCCGTGACCACATCGAGGGCGGAGCGGGCGATGATCGCCTTTGGGGCGGCAAGGGCGCTGACTACGTCCACGGCGGCGACGGCGACGACAAGATCGTCGGCCACCCCGATGGGGATACCATCATCGGAGGCAAAGGCGTGGACGTATTCCGCTTCAATGACTGGACGAATGGAGGCGAAGCCAGCCTCCGCATGGACGCCGCCGACAAGGGGGTTTTTCTCCAGGGCGCCAACAGCTACGACCTCGGCCCGATCACTCGGGCCGGAGACAATTTCACCTTCGACATCAACGTCCAGAGCGACGCGGGCGACAGCACCATTCATGCGGTGATCGCCGGAGCGCATCCTTCCGACATCGACTTTTGGGTGGTGTGATGCCGCCATATCTCAGTGGGATGGACATCGAAGAAATCGCCGAAATGCAGCGTCGTGGAAAACTCATAGCCACCCAAGCCGCGCAGATCGCTGCCATGCGCGCGGCGCTGGCGTTCGCGGAGGAATTCGCCGCCCGCGTCGTATCCGGCTCATACATTCCGCTGTCAGGCCCAGGCTCATCGCTCGAAGCGCTGGCATCTATCCGCGAGGCCCTCGCCGCCACAAAGGAGGACGAGACGTGAAAACTGCGGTTGCGGCGTTCGTCACGTTTCTCGGCGGAATCGTTCTGATGTTTGCCGGGATGGCATCGCAAGATCCGGAGGTTTCGGCTGCGGCCTTCAACGCCATGAGCGCGGCGGGTTGGCTGTGCCTCTGGGCCGGGACGATGATCAAATGCTGACCGTCACCATCATCTGCGCCCTTGGAACCGCGACCGTCGCCCTGCCTGCCGAGGTGCGCGTCACCGAGCCGGTACGCGCGGCATTCTGCGCCCATGCGCACGAGTACGGGGCGGGGTTCCCGGGCGATGACCTGTGGCGCGCGATGATGGATGAAGTTGAAAGGGAGTTGCGGGGATGAGCGACAACGGCTGGCAATGGTGGTCCGGGACCAATGCCGAATGGTACACCGACTGGCACGACACGCGCGATGAGGCCATCGAGAGCCTGAATGGCGAGGGCGGTTACATCATCGAGGGGCGGCGCGATCCTGTGTCGCTGTCTGCCTATTTCGACGCTGACGACTTCCTCACCCGCGCCGACGAAGATCTGTCGGATAGCGACATCGGCCACCCTGACGGCGATGTGCTGTTCGAATGCACGCCAGAGCAGGAACGGGACCTCGAAGGCCGCGTCCGTGCGGCGATTGACGCATGGCAGGAAGCCAACGACCTGAAATTCGTCCCGGCCATGTTCACGGTCAGTCGAAACGCGCAATACATCCCCAAGGACGACGACCCCGAGGAAGTGGAGAGGGAGGCCCGGGGATGAGTGTGCCTCACCCGTCGGAATATATCGCTGAGGAACTGGAAGCGCGCGGATGGTCTCGGAGCGACCTCGCGGAGCGCATGAATCACTCCTACGCCCAAACCGTGCTGGACATTTATTTCCTGATCGGCCCGACCAAAACCAACTGCCGCATCGGAATCAGGACAGCCGAAGCCCTTGCTCGCGCCTTTGATGTGTCACCCGAATATTTCATCGCCTTGGAGCGAGATTGGCTTCAGTCGAAAGGTGTTGAACCGCCCCATGACTGACCTTCTCCCCGTCTCCCGCGCCCGCGAGGCGTCCAAGCGCCTCGGGCTGCGTTCCATGATCGTCCTGCAGGAACTGCCGAGCGGGGAATGGGGATATACCAGCTACGGCAAGACGAAGGCCGATTGCGAGCGGGCGCGGCGGATAGCCGACAGCGCGTTGGAGCACTTGGGCGACCTGCTTCTAATCATGGAGGACCGCATACCATGACCCCCACCGAAATCCGGAAACTGCACAGAGGACTCGAAGCCATGGAGAAATATGACCGGCAACTCGGCTTTGAACTGGCCAAGCTGCTCGACGCGGCGTTGCCGCTGTTGCGGGCGAAGGCCGACCGCGAAGCCATCGCCGAAGAAGGTAAGGCGATGCGCAGCATCACCCATCAGCAGCGCTATGAGGCGGCGCGACGGGCCATCGCCGCTGCTGCCGATGCGTTCGGGTATCAGGGTTGATGCCCATCCGCCCCGAGAACTGTGACCGCTATCCGCCGAACTGGCGCGAGATCAGCGCGGCCGTCCGCGATGAGGCCGGGCAAAAGTGCGAATGGTGCAGCGCCCCGAATGGCGTGATGATCCGCCGGGGTGTCACGCACGATTGTCGCCACGTCTGGCGGGAAGCAAGCGCCAGCGCCTACGACAATGGGCGATATGACGACGGCAGCGAGGCGCCAGACAGCGGCGAGGACACCTGCGACTATCGTCCCGCCGTGCGCGTTGTCCTGACCGTGGCGCACCTGGACCACCAGCCCGAGAATTGCGAGCGGTCGAACCTCAAGGCGCTCTGCCAACGGTGCCACAACCGCTACGACGCCAAGACCCGCGCCGCCGGCATTGCCGAACGCGCGCGCGAGAAGGCTGCTTGCCGCGATATGTTCGGAAAGGAGGCGCCCACCTGACACACCCCTAGCGGGACCGTGCTGCTTGCACCACACGGGACCGAGGGACAACCAGAAGGACTGACAATGAAACGCATCCTCACCACCGCCGCCATCCTCGCGGCACTCGCCGGCGCTCCGGCCCATGCCGGCATCCTGAGCGCCATCGCATCCGTATGGAACGCGGCCTTCGGAACGCCGGCCGCGCCGAACCACCCCTCGATGCGCGTGACCGGCAGGACCGAACGGTACTACAATTCCCGCACCGGGAAGGTGGAGACGAGGACGGTCTACAGCACGCAGCCGAGCTCGAATTCGAGCTGCGGTCGCTGCGGCGACGGTTTCGCGCCAAACCCCAACCGCTGACACGCCTGCCCGAGCCGGGGCGGGATGACCCCGGCAGAAAGGACCGATGATGGAAGCGCCGACAATAGGCGATTACGTCCTTGCCACGAAATACGACGACGGCGACCCCGGAGACGCATGGGCTATCGGCGACTATGCAGGCACAAACGTCGCCGGCCGGCACATGGTCACGGATGGCGATGGGGAGCAAATCCGCGCCAGCGGATATCGCAAAGTCGGCCGTGTAACTCCGGAATATGGCACATGGCTCTTGAGCGTAGCGGCCCCTGCGCTTGAGAAAAGCCCACCCGGAACCGTCAATCTATGGACCATGGCGACGACGAAGGCATTTGGCGACGACGACCCCGGCAGAAAGGACGGATGATGGACGCTGTAAAACTGATCGGCCTTGTCGTCGGAGGACCGCTCGACGGAAAGCTCCTCGCCAATTACGACAGGTATTATCGGGTGCCGCTGATACAGCAATTGAAGACTTACACCACAGCCACCGCCGCCACAAAACCGATCTCTGCGTATTCCTACGTTTACGAGCACTTCCGACTTGACCGGACAGGCTTCTGGATTCCGCTTGATGTGCGTCAGCGATCCCCTATCGATGGGAGGACTTGGGATGACCCGCTAGACTATTTGCTGGCAAAGCTGTCAGCCAACTATCGCCCTGCCGTGGATGACTAAGCCCGAGCCGGGGCGGGATGACCCCGGCGGAAAGGACGGATGATGCCTGAGACCTTTGGGCCAAGCGTATATTTCGACAAGGACACCAAGGAACCCGTCGCGCGATGTGCGGGCGGCGGATGCTGGTGCTTTCTTCTGAGCGGCAATCTGTGCCGGGATCACAAGCCGCCGCGAGAACTGCCGGAAGGCAGCGATCTTGCGCCGGACTGGTGCAAGTATCGCGACAGCATGATCGAAGATGCGCGCGAAATGCGCGATTTCGACAGGATGGGATTGACGGACATGACGCGCGACGCGTTGCTGACAGAGGCCAGGTCTCTGCCGCCTGAATTCCGGCCGAAGCCGCTGCACAAGGCGAAGGCACACCAGTTGAGGCGAGCAATCAGAGAGGCGCGGAACGCGGCCTGATCGCCGTCAAGCCGGATCCCCGACGATGACCGGCAACAGCGCGTCCGGGGAAAACCCCTCACCGAAGGCCATCAGGCATGTCGTCCCGTCCGACCGTGTGAAGGTGAACGACCACGATCCGCTCGCGGGGTTGGCCCACAATTCCGCGAGCTCGCCGCTCGGGGTAATCCCGTTGCCGATGATCCGCTCGCCCCATCTCAGCCCGGTCAGGCCCGCAATCATCGCGTCCCGCGTGTTGCAGGCCTGTTGAGCCGCGGCCGGAACCGTGAGGCCGATCAGAAAGGCGAGGGCGAGGCGCATGGCGATTCCTTTCATGCGAAGGATGAGTTGTTCCGGGAGAGGGTCAGGCTTTCTGCGAGTTCCGCGCGGCGCTCCGGCGGGATCCAGACCCGCACCAGCGTCTTTCGGTTGATCGTGACGACCAGTTCGCCCCGCGCGCGCTCGAAGCGGACATCGGCCGCCTGATCGGTGATCGCCCCCGTCCAGGCGATCACGACGCGAGCCACGCAGCCGCCAGCGCGACGGAAACCGCCACGACGGCCCAGAGCCAGCCGGAGACGCCGTGTGCGGGCGCTACAGGCCGTCTGGGCGCGTCGTAGGCCATCGGGTCGCACGGATCGTCCAGCCGCCCCACGGGCCGCGTCGAGCCGTCCGGCATACGTTCGCGGTGCACATCGAAGACGCGCATTACCGCGCCACCGGATCGGCGCATGTCGCCGCGTAGGTCTGCACGATGTAGTCCGACACCGGCGCGCCCGCCGCCAGCGCGACCTGCATCGAGAGGCACCAGTCGGCCACGGTCATCTCGCGCGGATCGACAAAGCCGCCCGTGGTCGCGGAACAGCCCGCCAGCGCGAGCGCGAGCGCCAGCGCCCTCATTTCACGACACCGCCGCTCGTGACCAGCCTCACCTTGGGGCGCAGCCGCTCGCGCCATGCGAGGACCGCAGAGATACCGGCGACAATCGGCATGATCGCATCCGTCAGGGCTTCGCCGTTCTCCACGCCGAGAAAGCCGAAGAGATCGAAGCCGAGCGCGATCGACACGCTCGACGCCGCCGCCACAAGCGTCAGCCAGAAGCTTCGCGCCTTCCAGAAATCCATCGGCGGAAGGTCCGCGCTCGGAACGTCGCGCAAGTCAGTCATCGTCTCGCCTCCGCAAGAAAAAGCCGCCAGAACACGGCGGCGGGATGGGTGATCATCAGATGCGCCCAGAGCGCTAGGCAGGCCGGCGGGACCACCACGCCGCCCCCTCCGCCCACCAGGCCGCCATCGGGTCCACCGATGGAACGTCCGGCGTCGCCCTCAGCCGCGCCAGAATGTCGTCGCCGTGCACCACCTTGAAGACGCCTTTCAGCGCGCCGGTTCCGTTCACGCGCCAGATCGGGATTTCGTCGCCGTTCGCGGCATAGTCGCCGGTGAGGAACAGCGCCCGTTCCGCCCGCCGCCGCTTGGCGAGCGCCGCCGGCCGCACCCAGTTCAGCAGAGCATCCGCCGCCGCCTTCCGGTCCCCGGAATTGATCAGCCGGATCGCCGTGGCATTGGCCATCGCGCCGTTCTTCTGGCGATACCAGACGCCGCCGGTGTTGAAGTCGAAGCTGACCAGCGCGTCGAATTCGTGTTGCGCGAGCGGCACATTGACGTGCGCGTTGACCCGCGCCTCGTAGGTTCCGAGATCGGCCGCGAAGACCCGCAGCGCCTCGTCGACGGCCGCGTCCACGTCCGCCGGCATCCCGCGCGGCATCAGCGCCGGGACCGGCTTGCCCGCCGCCGCCGTGTGGCCGACGCCGTAGGTCCAGACGCCCACGCTGTCGAGGTAGGGTCCGGGCACGATGCCCTCGTGTTCGCAGATCTCGAGCGCGCCCGCGTCGCTGGTTTTCATCGCCGCAAACTCCGTTCATCGACCGGGAGAACGTTGAAGATGTTGCTGTCCGCCCGCACGTCGCGGTCCCCGTCCGGCAGATGCAGGGTCCAGAGCATCGAGACGATGTACTGCCCCGGCGCATAGGGGTCGCACGGCTCGTTCGGCGGTACGTCCATCCACCAGCGCAGGGTCTTGCCTTCCGGCGTCGGCGCCCCGGCGCGGTAGTCGTTCCGGCCGGACCGCGCGCAGACCGCTTCCATTTCGCCGTTCGGCCAGATGCGCCGCACGGTCACGGTCCAGTCGGCCGCGAAGTCGCGATTGATCGTCCGGTTGACGATCACGTTGTGGCGCTGTCCCACATGGGCATCGGTCACGTTGATGCTCGTGACCTCGAACCACGCGGAGACAGGCTCCGGCGCTTCACGGGTCGCGCGGTCCCATATGTCAGCGCCGATGGGATAGAGCACCAGCACGAAGAACAGCGCCGCGAGAATGCCGGCCCAGCGCGGATATTCCAGCATCCGCGTCACCGCCCGCCCCCGAACAGGTGGCCCAGCCCGGCGATGATGTCCCCGAGAAGCAGCTTGAACGCCGCCCATAGCGCGACTCCCGCAAAGAATGTCTTGAGCGCGGTGACGAGTCCCCGGAACAGCCACCGCCGCCGCTCGTCCGATTCCAGCATCAGGTCGATCGCGATCAACTTGCGCTGGATTTCCTCCGGCGTGCCGAAGGTCTTCAGCACCCGGAAATATTCCTCGTGATCCTCAGTCACGGGAAAGCGCCACCCAATCGGATAGCGATTGACGGGCCGCGTACCTGTCCATGCGATGAAAGGCACGCGGCCCCATGTCACGGCCTCGGGCCGGCGGGCGCCGCCGGGAAGGTCTTCGACAACGCCGTCAGGCGGGCCTCGGCAGCAGCGAGGATCGCCGGCCCCTTGCCGCCGATGCGCCGT